GAAGATGGCTCAGTAAAAATTAACCCGGCTCCTATGATGTAGACTACCGAAGAAGCGAAAGACTTCTTTGCTTCAGAAGAGGAAGATGATGACGACGATGAGGATGATGACGATGAGGACTCTGATGAAGAAGATGAAGATGACGAGGATGATGAAGACTCGGACGACGATGAAGATGAGGAGGATGATGAAGACTCGGACGACGATGAAGATGAGGACGAAGAGGAAGAAGAATTAACCGGTGAAGCTCTTGCCGAAATGGACTTCGAAGAACTGGAAGATGTTTGCGATGACAAAGACCTCGAAACAGACCCGGACGATTACGAAGAAGATGATATCGAAAAACTTCGCAAAGCAATTGCCAAAGAATTGGGTCTCAAACTCCCGGCAAAGAAAGAAGCCAAAGGTAAAGGCAAAAAAGGAAAGAAGTAATTCATTTTCCGGCTATGAAGGTTGGGCTAAAGCAATAGCCCACCTTTATCATAAGAAATAACTATTGTTCTATTAAATAAAACTAAAACTTAAAAGATTATGGCAACTAAGAAAAAAGAAGACACCAAGAAGAAAGGTGGCAAAGAAAAAGATGCTGAAAAAGAAGCAAAACGTAAAGCCCGTATGGAAGCTTTGAAAAACCGTCCTGCCGAGCAACGTCCAAACAGCAAGCAGATTGATGTTATCAAAATCAATGATAAATCCGAAGTTCAGAACTACGGTTACGCAGTAAAGAACAAAGAAGGCTATCAGGGAGTGGTAGTAACATCAGTTCTGGTCATCGACGGTAAACCAACTTCTACATCCGTGACATTCGTTCCGGGCAATCTAACCGTAAAATCCAAAAAAGGACACGGTATTATCTGTAACCCGAAAGTTAAAAAGGCTAAGGGCGAAGAAGAGGAAGCCGGAGACGAAGATTAAACTCTATCCCTTACTTATTAGCGAGAACATCGCTAATGGTTTGCATAGTTTATTAGTATTTCAAAAATTATTGGAAGCCTATTGCCTGCGAAGGTAGTAGGCTTTATTTATTTTATAGGTTATGGAAGACAAAAGAGAAATCAGAAAGAATATAACTATTCTTGCATTAGATAATCTTATTCAGAATTATACTAATGCACTAGAAGATAAAGATATGGACCCTCCCTTATCGAATGAAGAAAGGGAACTCTCTGAATTAATTATTAAAGAAGCCAAAGAAATGCTAACCGAAATGGCAATCGAAAATAAACCAATACCAAGACCATCATGGAAGAAATGAATTTAAGAACCATTATACAGGGTATTCAAGCCGTATTAAAAGATATGGAATATACTCGGTATATGATTAAGGTTACTCCTCCTCATAAGAGAGGTAAATATCAAACCCATGTTATTCACCTTCAATATCTTAAACGTAGGCTTAAGGATTTTAAGGGTAGGCTAGATAAAAAACTAAAAGGTACTATCAGTACTGTAAAGTTTAAATATGTTAATTATTCAGATGGACGAGAAATGGTTGCAGAACAAACTTTTGTCAATCTTACTGAGCAAGAGATAAAGGATGCCTTAGAACTTGGAGCCATTCTTGAAAATGCAAGTATAGAAATCCTAGAAATTAAGGAAATCCCTACTTCGATTAGGATATTATAACTATGGATAATTACTAAGGAAATTTCAATCCACTTAAAAATTTTAGAAACATGAAGAAAGACAAGAAGAAAGACAAACCGGCTAATAAGACTCCGGAACTTTCAAAGGCTAAAAAGGCATTGGATGCTTATCTCAAAGAGAACAACTTGGACCCTCAAAAGGATTGGTCAAAAGACAAGAAACATGGTAAAAAGGTTACTGAACTCTTGAATAAGCTCAACAAGGAAAGAGACAAAGTCGCTGCCCAGTATCCTGAAAAGGATTTAAAGAACGAAGCCAAATTGGTAAAAATGAAAAAAGCCAAAGAAGATGAAAAGGCTTCAAAGAAAAAAGAGAAAAAAGAAAAGAAGGAATCTGCTGGCCGAGTTACCAAATACGATTATCCTCTCATTGATGGTCGGGAAATGACTTCTGATGAAAAGAAAAAATATCGTATGGAACAGAGAAGACTGGCTGCCGGTAAAACTCCGAAGGAAGAAAAACCCAAGAAGGAAAAGAAAGAAAAGGCAGAAGCTACTGAAAAGGCTGCTCCTGCAAAGAAGGACAAAAAGGCCAAAGATAAAAAGAAAAAGAAGGCCAAAAAAGAAGAAGATTAATCTCATATCTTATTAAGTATTCGTTAATGATGTAAAGGCCTGGCAAATCACTTTTGTTCAGGCCTTTCTTTTTAATACTAAGACTTTATGGAAGAAAAAACATATAAACCCAAACTGCGTATCACTACACTTGAAGATAATGGTTCCTATATTCAAGATAGATTGGTAGATGCGTATACAGAAATGAATTCAGGGCCAAAAGTACAACATAAGGGACCAATAAGAATAGAAGTAACTCTTACAAATAAACAAGATGTAGAGAACTTTAAGAATTACTTAGATAAGCTTGTAGGTAACTTACCAATCAAAGAACCCTCAGTGGGAAGAGGAAGACCCTCTACTGGTAGTAAACAACTTACTGAATCACCAAGAGAAGATATCTTGGCAGATGTAGAGAAAATGGTTGAAGAAGGTAAGAGCCAACAAGAGATTATTAAGTATCTAAGGGAATTAGGGTTTGTCTTTATTCTTACAGAGGACTTTCTTTTTCATTTCCCAGGATTCGAATTCAACAGTAAGGATGTGGGAGAAGCCACTGACAACAAGCAATATCCTAACTCATACTCCTGGATGGCAAGATGTATCAAACGAGCCAAAGACCCCAAGGCAGATAAATTTGACCCAATGGTCATCTTCGGCTTTAGTATCCTTGGTGGACCATCGAAGAAAATTGTTCCGTATCTTTATAAAGAAAGGAAGAAACCGTTAAGGGCCTCTGTTGGTAAGAAAACCATATCCTTCTCTCAAGCAGAGTTCACAAAGTTCCCTAAGTTTATGCTTGAAGAAGAACGATTAAAGTTCTCTGCAGAACAACGACAATTACTTCTCAACTCCGAGAAAAAGCCTTCTAAGTTCTTCATGAGATGGTACAAGGATGTAATATTCCCTGATTCAATCAAACAGAAAATCGAAGAAGCTATCTCTAGATAGACAACCTCTACCTCAGTATTTAATAAAAGAGTATTATTTATTAAAATAAAATTCTTATATTTGTATAACGAAAATAAATATTAAAATGGATGCAGAAACCAAAGAGGTAGTAAAGAACATTGCTCAGATTCAAATTGAGGCATTGACTAATATCAAAAACAATATCACTACAACAGAACCTGATTTACTCAGGAAGTTGTTACAGATAAACGATGAAGAGATGCTTGATTCAGTCAATCATCATATTCAGATTTACGAAGAGATATACGAAATGCCTCAATTGATAAAGACTCTGAATGAATATCAATTATATATCTGTTCTCATATCCTATTCAAAATGGAAGACGAATGGATACATAATTTATCCCAAGGAGTTTACGGAGCATGGGAACTATTACACAAAGAAACTAATAAATTTCATCCTGAACTCACATTAATAATTTAATTTAATATGGACAAGAACGAATACTTAGAATCAGTTGAATTGAACACTGGAGTTGAAATGATTCCCTGCGAATCCTCAAATGTTGAAGGTTACGGATACGACTCCAAAAACAAACAACTTTGGATTGCTTTCAAAGGCAACAAAGTTTACCGTTATGATGGTGTACCTAAAGAAATCTGCAATGAATTACACCTAGCAGAGTCCAAAGGTAAATACGTTTCTTCTAATATCAGAAACAAGTTTAAAACCACAGGCTATGAACTCAGGTCTTAGAAAACTACCTATCATAGGGTTAGCAGGATTTATACTAATTGGATTGGCTATAGGCTCAAAACCTACACCCGATGCAAGCAGGATAAATCCTGCTCCGTCGTTTAAAAAGAACGATGTACCAGAAACTAAATACAGTTTCTCATTTGCAGATAAGCCTAAGTCATTAATGGATTCAATTCAGGAAATGGCAAACAAACTCGGAAAAAGAATATACGAATATCAGGTAGAAATAGAAATCATTCCAGAGAATCAAATCTACCAGATAAGTAATTCTGGATATCAACAATACGAAGTTACTAGAAAAGGAGTGGGATACTCCCATACATGGGTAAAATTCTATACTGATAAGAAGTTAACTTATCAAGATGCCATTAAGTTTGCAGAAAGATACCCAGAAAAATGTATACCTTTTGTACCTGCTCCCAAGGCTAAATCAGAACTCGATTATTATAACGAAAACCTGGACGAATATTTATCAGACCCAGAAAACGAGATAGATTATGCTCCAGAGATCTTCGACTTCTTAGCCGATTAACCTCAGCTATTTAAAAATATTCTTTTTATTTTATTGTTATATAAAATATTATTCTTATATTTGCAATGTGATAAGAAATTAATTCATTTATAAACATTTTTAATATAGACGTTATGAAAAAGAATGAAAACAAGGTTGCTAACCTTATCGGTAACAAAGTTGCTCAACAATTAGAAGGAATTAAGGATGCTACATCCAAGTCTAAAACTACTAAGGCCCAGGGAACTAAAAAGACTAAGGCTCAATTGGTAGAAGAATCCCAGGAAGCTGCCAAGAAATTTGCAGGTGCCAAATTGGTTCAGGTTACTCCGGAAGAACCCAAACCAACAAAGAAAACCTCTAAAAAAGCAGAGGTAATAAAGGATGTTGAAAAACAACAGAAACCCTCTATCATTGAAAAGGTAATCTCCAACCGGGAAGTAAAATATGTATATCCCGAGGATGTAGTAGATACTCTTGCCCGGAAGAAATGGAGACAACAAACTCGCAATGAACTTCACAGACTTGAACGGGAAATGTTCCGTATCAAGGACCAAAACTCCAAAGAATACAAGAAAGCTGCCAAGGCATATGAGGACTTCAGGAATAAAGTCCTTAAGCCAGAACAAGTTGCTTGATTTTACCTCTCAGGGAAGGTACCCAATATCAGAGTACCTTCCTCATTGTATTAACCTTCTAAAGGTATAAAAATGGATTACACTATATTCTCCGTAAAGGAGATGTTAAAGCAAGACAAGGAGTTGGTGGAGTTGCATAAGAGATGCGTTAAAACCTACTTAGTTCAACGTTCACTTAAACATAGGAAGATTAAGAAGTTCTTTATTGTATACGATTGGTATATTAACACCAGTAACATAAGAAACTTCTTTTTCAGGCCTGTACCTATATTTGTGCAGGCATTACTCTTGGGACAATTAGACGAAATATCAGATTATGTAAATAAAGACGGTTATGGTAAGAAACATAAGAAAAGAAGAAATAGAAAAGGTTGAGGTAACTTATATCAAAGGTAAGTATGCCTATAAAACCCAATATAATGTAATTAGTGGGAAGAAGCATGAGATACTTTATGCAGGACCAGTTAATGCTTTGCAACCTGCACTAGAGAATATTCTGATGCTGGTTAGAAATCCAACCAGAAGAATCTGTACAGATTCTAGAAAGACACTAAGGAAACTTGAGGAAAAGGCAACTAACCTAAATAACTTCAAGGACCAAGGTATAACCCATATAATAATCTACATATGTTCACGAATATAGTCAAAGACCTATACATAGGTAAATCGAAACTAAATATCCGATTTCAGAATCAAATCATAGAGCCTGAAACCATAGTAAATAGTTTGGGTGTACCTTACCCTAAATTAAAGGAATACCCTACCTTTCCGGACTATGTAGTAATAGGTAACTTTGATGGCAAGGATATTTTTAACATTCAAGTGGGAGAAAACCCTCACATGTTATTAATCACAGGAATCCCTAAAGGTGCCAAGACTTTAGATTGGTACAGGGTAAAGGAAGCAATCTGGTCCTCCTATTATGAGGATAATTACCGAGGATATTTATTTCAGGTCCAGGATGCAACCAAGAAAGTAACACTAAAGGCTTATCCTTTAGAAACAATTAAAGAGTAAATATATGGAAGCAATAGATTACGTAAAGTTATTTAAACTCGACCAAGAGAATTACGACTTCAAAAGGGAAGAGTTTATTTCCGAATTGGGTAAAGAGTTTCTAGATTATTGCCAAACTACTACCATTGGCATTAACCCTAAGACTCATAAGTTATATTATTATCGGTTCAAGGAAATCATTAAGAATTTCGAAAGTAAATTCTGGGCAATATCCAAGCTTAAGGTAGGTGAAGGATTTACACAGAACCTATGGAATGCTTTCTTTGCTACTCAGGTAGTACCTTTAAGAGCAAAGATGTTCCCAGATATCCAACAGTTCATTGAAAAAAGGAAGAAGGAATACCTCAATGAACAAGACAAAAAACAATCTACCTATAAAAAGGGAAGTCATGGCAAAGGAAATCCTAGACCTTCACGGCAATAAATTTATTGCCAAGGATTGGAAACTTTGCCTTAGTATTCCGATAGGCAAATGTGATAAATTAATTTTCACCAGGGATTATGTCTCTGGTGATTCTTTTAATTTGGCAGTGAAAAAGAAAACCTATAAGGCATATTTCTATAACCTTAGTATTAATTGCTATGTATGTTATAAGTTAGAGCTAGTAGGATATGATGAATCTAAAGATATAAGAAAGGCTTATTTATATGGCAAAAGAAGATAAGATAACAAGATTCCCTCGTCCTATGGGTACTACTGCAATGGCTTTAGAATACCAGAAGACACATGAAGAGGAAGCATTGATTAAGGTACAGAATTACCTTATTAATCAGTGGTTAATGGGTAATGGTGTTTTGTGTGGAGTAACCTATGATATCAATTCATTCTCTAATAGATTAGGGATTGATATAGAATATGTACGAGTATTCATGAGAGACAGATTATTGTCTTCTAGAATATGGGATAAAGATAAACAAGAAGAATTACTTAACGCGTTATTGGGAGAACAACTAGCATGGGCATTAGAGGATAGAATGGAGATATCTCACCAGTTGCAAATCTTAAGAGATTCCCAAGGAGGTAAATATACTCCTTTCATTTCGTCCGAGGTTAATAAGACATTGAAGCTTAAGTTGGAATCTTCTACATCATTACAATCAATCATTCGTAATCTTACTGGAGGCAATACAACTAATATCTTCAATCAGTTCAATCAACAGAATAATCTCAATGCTGAGAATACTATCTCGATAGAGGAAGCAAGAACTATCGTATTAGAATCTCAAAAGGTACTTACTAAAACTGAAGAAGCAAAACTCTTAGAGGACAAATACGATATCAATTCATTGCCTGAAGTAGTTGCAACTAAGCAAGAGGGAGTAGATACGTCCAAGGAGGGCCTTAATCTTAATAAGAAAGAACTCAATCAAATCACAGATAACTATAAGGCTGCTATGGAAATATCCTCTAAAGAACACCATGAATTGCGTAGGGAGATTGAAATGAGGATTGATACTGATTCATATGACCCAGAGATGGATAGGTATTTAGAGGATGATGAAATACTAGAGGCAGAGGAAGATACATCCCTTGCTGCATCATTCTTAAACAAAAGAAAATAACTTAGAGGCTACCTATTAATGGTGGCCTCAGTTGTGTATATACGGATTTGCATATTAAAATTAAAAGTATTATATTTGCATATCAATTTTAAAAATAGACAAATATATGGAAACATTAGACCCCGAATGTAAAAAGACCAAGATTAAGAACATCAATCAGGGTACTTACTTTAAACTTAAACCCACTACTACTGCACCAGTATGGGTAAGAGGAGAATATGAACGCTCATTAGGCAAATATTCTTGCTTTAAATTCGATGATACCAACCATGAGAAATTCATGAAAGGTTCTCAGGACGTATATATTAACTTTACATTTTAACACATGTTCAACTTATTCAGAAAGAAAAAGAAAATCAGAGTAATCAAAAGCCGCAGACTTATTACTCTACAAAAGTTAGAGGGTATGGAAGATACCTTTAACATTGCTATGCACTTCGAGTTAGAAGACTTTCATTCAAGAGTTCAAACGATACTCAATGAACTTCATATATACGATGACCGGGTATATGTTAATGCGTACAAAGAATACCAAGACCATTACAAGGTATATGATAGAGTACCAGACTTATTGCTCTATAAAATACCAGTATTATTTGCTAATTCATACCCGGGAATTGAGGCACAGACAGATAAGGAATTTGCTTACCAATTCTACATTCCAGATATGTCTTACTATGAGGCTCTACCAAAAGAGTTTAGATTGAATGAGGAGATTGAGGATAATTTTAAATCTATGTATTCAAAGGTATATCCATATTTACCAGATAGTAAGGTATCAGTAAATGAATACGTAGATATTATCCGGTTTAATTATTGCAAGAACTGGGATGTACTTTGGAATAATCCTCAATCAATCGGAAATTACTTTGATGAATGTATGGATATCATTATGTCATTTGCAGATGAAGATTGCTTGGTAGTAGTAAGTAATATCATTGAAAGATGTGCTGAAGAACTCAAAGAGAAATTACGAACCCTTAAAAATAACAAAGATGAACAAGTTTAGATTCAAGGTATCTACCATGTTAGAACAGGTAGAGGACGATTACATTAAATTCGTGGGAGATAACTATGGTGTAAACCGGGATGAGTTCCTTAAAGACTTCAAGGATAAACTTAATCTTGAAAGTCATCATGTATCTACAGTACATGCAGAATTACTTGAATACGAACCAAATCGTATCATCATTCAGACCTCTAAGTATAATACCATATCAAAGGAATATAAAGACCATTACCTTTGGGTATTTACTAATAAGGGAGACAGAAAGTACGATTGGGACTTAAACAGATTCCGGGCTCTACCTCAGTAATTATTAAATAGTTTATTAATTCTTTTGCAGATATAAATATATTTCTTATATTTGTAATGAATTAATAAACTATTAAAATTTTATAACCATGCAAACCAAGTATTACTTAACCTTTGAACAAGTTGGAATCATTAGACGTATTCCACTTAAAGAACAGGACCCCGATATGCAGGGAATCTTAGATGCTTTCATCCAGGCTTTCAGAATTGCTAATCAAATGGAAGACAATGAAGCAATCAATAACGAGAGTTTAATCAATGCTATTAACCATATCGATGACATTTACATTGATACAGTAGAGATTTACGAAGATGGATTCGAAATGATTGAACAGAAAGTACCATTGGGAGATGCTGGTCAATGCGTAAGGAATCTCTTACAAATCATTCAATACGATGAGATCTTTGATTCAGCCGCTAAGGATATAGCCAATGAACTTAGATTAAATCTAAGAGTATCTTGGAAACACATTCATCCAGATTCTCCAGGTCCCGAAGAAGCCTTCATAAATCAATTCTACACCGAAGTTATTAACCGTTTAAAAACAAAACTATAATGCTACAAATCGTATTTACATCAGAAGACAGTGAAAACTCTATGTTTGGCATAGAAGAATTCTCTATATCAACAGAACTTGCCAGTCAATTAATGAGAGGCGATATGACCATAGAAAGATTCCTGGATGATAACTTAAATGCTCCGGACGATATCTCTCGACTCAAAGGCCTATTACTTGAAGGTAATGCAATTGACCACGTTACAGTAGCAATCAAATTTGAATCAGGTGCTGATATCAAAGAGGCTATTCAAAAACATCTGGCCAACGATATATGGGAAACCATATATGATACACTGGTTAGTTCCAAGGATTCTATAACCCAGGAGACTATTGAAATGCTTCATTCTAACATTGATGCTTTCTACAAACAAGAAGTTACCCGGGAAGTAAAACCATTCAAAAAGAAGAAACCCTCTTATCAGAGTTAACAAATCAATCAAAAAGCAGTCAATTCAACTGCCTTTTCTTGTATGTAGAACCTCAGCTATATTAAAATAATTGCATGAATAAAGTAATATTTAAAATAAAATGCTTATATTTGTAGTGTAATAATTAAATAATAAAAATATGAAAACAACAACATCTAAATCCTCCATCCAGAAATTAGAAGAGGTACTTCAAAGATTCATTGCTAACAAAAACACTTTCTCCCTCTGTAATGGAGAAAAGGAAAACCTAAAGGCTAACTTATACGAGTTACTTAGTAAGTTATACGATAACTATCAACTTGCTTGCATTGATATCAATCAAATCTGGGTATACGAAACTTGTTATTATACATTTACATTTGAAAGCCTGGTTACAGTAGACCGACCAAGAGAAAACATCATTGCCGATGGCTGCATACGATTTATGCAAAATTTTACCGATGGTGACGGTATCTTTATCTCATTCACCAAGCTAGATAAAAATCATTGGGTTTACCAACTTAACTTCAGAATATCATGAACGAAGAAGAATTAAAATCTCTGGCCTTACAGTTACATAAGGCACAGATACAAGAATATCCCTGGGTCTCAGCAGACCCAGAGGATGCTGAATCCTATATTAGGACTTACGGAGATACTAACGTACATTTGTACTACGATTATTTACTTGCTAACGGAATAGGAGAAGTAGAAGAATGACAATTAGAGCTATTTTAGAAACAGAGACCATGGACCCTGACTTCAAGGAACCCTTCTTAAATGGTATGCCCTTTGACATTACAGAATCAACCTTTGATAGAATTGTACGCTATGCTTCAGGTTGTACTGATGTTCAACAACCAGATGTAATCGCCATGGTTATTCAACATTCATTGGAAAACCGCAAAGAGTTATCGGAATTACTTGACAGATGTAATAATACTACACAAATGAGGATACTTATACCAGTACCAATCTCTTCAATTACCTTTATCAATCAGTACCAAAATACTCTTAAAAAGGCATTAAAGGAGAGAATCAAAGGAACACTGGATGGCCTATCAAAAGAACAACGTGCAGAACTCCTTAATGAGGTACTTAATGAAACTCTAAATGAGGGTTCTTTTAACGACGATTAACCAGTTGTTTTCATATCTATCCCAGAGGCAGGACTCTAACCTAACTAAGAGTCCTGCCTCTACCTCAGTTATATTTGCATATTATTTATTTTATTCTTATCTTTGTAGTGAGAAATAAAATATATTTATTCATTTTAAAATAGACAACAACATGGTTAATCTTTACAAACTCACCAACTTACTTGAATCTGGGATGACAATATTCCAGCTCAATCAATGGAAAAACGAAGGTATCTGGTATCCAATTACCCAATACAAAAAGGAATCAAACGAAATCGAGGTAGTCACCAACGTATTTACTCCTCTATCCGAGGAAAATCCAAGATTCCATATTCAACTATCAGCTAACTATGATACAGAAAAAGCCGAATGGAATCAATTTCTAAAGGATAACCAATGGAAACTTTATCCATTGCTCAGGAATATACTTAATGTATTCTTACCACCACATGAACCCGGGTACCGTATCTTATATACATTATACCCTGAAGGTTTCTTATCAGTAATTGCCGAACCATTAAAATCAGAGGAGGCCTAACTATGTCACAGTCAAAAACTTATCTTAAATTTAAAGAGACACGTTCCCAAGAGGACCTTGAAACTCTTAACTCATATCTCAAACGTTTATCAGAAATATCCGATATACTCAATGGAGACGAGGACTTGGATAATGAAACCGAAAACAAACTATATGACGAGGATGAGGACCTTACAGATAAAACAGTCCGGCTAATATTCGGAGACGTATTTTTCGTATTTGCCGGGGAATATAACCTTGACGGGTACGATTCCTGGGAGGATACTATCGAGGACCTAATCGAGGACTTATGTACAACCTATCAGGAATTACATGAAGCCTAATATTATACTTATCTTAGTCATGGGAGGAATTATCCTAATAATGGGTGCATCCTCCCATCCTACTAGTAAAGAACCTTTAACTTATGAGAATACTCATTGCTTAATATTAATAATATGCTAGAACAGTCTAAATTCTTAGTATCCTTCGATTGTCAAAACGAAAAATTCTGTGAGGAACTTATAATCACTTACAGAACTGAAGAACTAAGGCCATATCTAATATTCCCAAGGGTAAAACTAAATCCCAACCATCTTCATGTATATCATACCAAAAGGATACTTTCAGAACTTATAGGTATGCCATACTCTTCAATCGAGATAGTTGACCTTATAAGGCTTCAGTAGGTAATCGAGGTTATTGCATATATTATTTATTATTTCTATATTTGCATATCATTAATAATTTAAATATAGACGTTATGAAAGAAGAAAGTAAATTAATCGAATTATTTAAAAAATACCCAGAGTATAACCAAGAACTAAAACATTACGGAAAATGAAACTAAAAATCACAACCTTAGTAATCGTAGAAGAGGGCCAAGTCCAAGACATCTACCATTCACTTGAAGATAACCAAGACAAGGCTTATCAAGAAATCATAGACCAGGTAAATGCTGAATATGGAGACGGAGGAGTATTACAATTCTATTCTCTACAGGGTATCAAGGAATACTTCGAAATCGTACATATCCAAACCCAAGAACTAACATCAATAGGATTCAAAACCGCAATATTAGACCTATGAAAAAGAAATCCAAGAACCAAGTATACATACCTCACCAGGATAAATGGAATGAACACTTTCCTACTCCAGGTAAACCAAACCCCAATTACTACACAGACTCAGGTGCAACCTTCAACAAGCACCTACGTACCCAAAACAAATTAAAACAGAAAAGGAAATGAAAACCCTACTACTAATCCCAGTAATCCTATATACCTGGTTATCATTAACCTACAGGGATAAGATATACCATCAAATACCAAACCCCACCAACAAACAAAAACACATATACTTAATCCTACAAGGCCTACAGATAATCCTATTAATCCTATTAGAGACCTTAATCCTAAGAATACCAAACTACTAACCCCAAACAAAACAAATATCAAAATAAATACTAAAGCCCAGTATAAAACAAAATCATACTGGGCCTAACTATGTTACATACATACCTAAGATACATCTTAATCCTAATACCATATAATCAATATACATATAACTAATACAATATTGAAGGCCTTCCGGGGGTATTGGGATTAAGGCAAACTTCTAGGCCTAGCCCCCCTATCACTATACAACCACCATACTCTATAGCTATCTAACACATATGTCTCACAGCCTTTGGTCATTATGACCCATTGCCTAAAAGGCCCACAACTAAGGCCCATATGGGTACCTAAATCCGATAAATCCTAGACCCCTAATGGCCGCTTATTATATAATATATGTATATAGAAATGGTTGGGATTAGGCAATCGGATTTGTAGGATTTAGGCAATTAAATATACCATTCATGGCCCCAAGATTTATTGGGATTATATAAAATTGTAGGCCATTCAAGGTACCTAAAACTAGTAAGTATGTTATTAATGGCCCTTGTAGTTAGTTAAAAAGAAACTTTAGATTGCTAGAAGGTATATGTTTTATGTAACTGTTTGATTACTAATAAGTTAAGTAGCCTTAAGACATTATCCATTAGGGGCCTCAGTAGGATTTGCATAAATAAATAAAAAGCATTATATTTGCACTATAAACAATTAAAAATATAAAGATATGAAAACAGTACAATTTAATGCAAACAACATCCTTTGCGGTAACAATTACCCTATTGCCTATTACTATCCTATTGCCAAGGACCTGGTAATCATTTCTACTGGCCATGACGATTCTATTATCGATGACTCTATGGGTTACTCAGAATATATCATTCCTATCCTAGAAGCCATTCAAAAGACTTCTATTAAGGTATACCGGTTATACCTTGCTTCGATTACTTCTACGGTTACCGATTATAAAGGTACTCATACCTGGGTCTTCACTACAGGCACTACTTATTCCGATGCCGATATCGAATATATCCAGGCTGCCTTATACAATGTATTCTGCGAAAACAATGACCAATGCGAACCAATCGTAAACTACGTTAACAATACATTTATCATCACCGACATCTATTCCTGCTAATCGCTATGGGAGCTCTATATATTTTATCTCAGGCCTTACAAGGCAATATTACAATGATACTTGCCTTACTCTTTATGCTATCTCCTGCTATAGTTGCCTTGATAGCTATATTCAAATCTCGCTAACTTAGGTACACTTAAGCCCATGCCTATCTAAGGTACTGGGCTTTTTCTTAAGCCTTTCTATGTAGGCCATCATGGGACTTGCTAAGGCTTACCATAGGCCTAACTACAGACCTATAGGCCATAGTACTCTATAGACTCCATGGATGGCCCAGGGCATTATATGATTGCCTGCTAGTCACCTAATGGCCTTATATGATATAATATACAGATAATATCTACCGGACTGTATGGGGCCCCTAATTTTCTAAAGTGGTACCTATACCAACCCCTTCTATATCCTACCTTATATCCATCAATATACCCCTATTTAATGCCCACAACCATGCCCACCTTTCAAACCCCTAAAACCTACTTGCACAAATTTTACACGAAATTATTAAAAATAATTCTTTAAAAATTTCTCGAAAATTTTTCTATAAATGTTTTGTAGATTCAAAGATATTTCTTATCTTTGTAGTGTTGAAAAAGCAAAGAGATATTTAAAATTTTGATTAACAATTTTTATAAAAAAAATTCTCTGAAAATTTTGCTAATTAAAATATAAATTGTATCTTTGTAATGTAATCAAAAAGCGATGTTTGACATATTGAAACAATATAAAATTAATTTATTCCTTTTCTCTTTTTCTTATAAATCATTTAGTTTTATAGAGAAAAGGATATAATAAAATAAACTTAAAAACTAAATGTATTTTATTATGGAAGAATTAAAGAATGTAGTAGTAGAAAAAGAAGTTGCTAACAACAAAGTAAACAAAGTTAGTGCAAATAAAGCAAAAGCGCAAGCAAAAGCAAATAGCACTATTAAATTATCAGTTGATAGTATTTTTAAAAGTCTAAATGAAAAAACTAACGGACTTTTAAAAACTTCTTTAGGAAAGAAAACAGAAATTTATATTGAAAGTCTTTTTGCAGAGTTGAACGAAAAGCAAAAGAAAGCGTATCGAAAGAAATTAAGAAACATTACTTTTTCTTTGCTTGATTCGATTTGCAAAGCGAAAGAAGAAAAGAAACAAAATGAACTAAAAACACTTGTTTCTGCATTTACAGAATTTTATAAGCAAGTCTACAAAGTGAATGATTTTTCATTTGCAAGTATTGCAAGCGAAAATACAAAGGACACAAAAAAAGAAGTTCTAACAAAAGGTTTACAAATAGTCAAAAATTTCAAGTAATTAAATGATATGCTATTAAATGTATTTTTATTTGTTGGTGTAATTTGGGTATTAATTCAGATTATCAAAGATACAAAAGATTTTTTAAAGAACTTATAAACTAAATAAAAAGTAAGGGAAAGCAAATAAAAATGTTTGTCCCTTACTTTTTATTTTTGAATGTTAATTTTAACGTAACCGTACCCCGTTTTTAGTAGGCCATGATTTTCGTTCTTCGTGATAAAGGCTTGCCCAGATAGGTAAGCCTCCTTTTAGTACCACCAAAATTTACCTCCTTATGATAAGGGCATACCAAGATATCCCTCAACACACAAAGAAGCCAGAGACCTAACATCCCTGGCATTCATCTTACAAAAGAATATTCAATATCTCCTTAATCCTATCCTTCCCTAAGACCCTCCTACCATTATTTATCTCATAGAAGAAAGTATAATACATCTCAAGTTCTTCCATCCAAATCCTATCTCCTCCCTCCAATAATGGTTCTATTCTCATCATATCCTCGGGATTAATCCATAACCGATACCAAACCCTATTACCTTCAGAACATCTTAGGATTCTCTTATGGTCATCATCCCTTATCACTGTTACCTTTACCATATCCTTATATTCCATATCTCAACCCATTATAGGTTCATCAAATTCAAATAAAAGATTATCTCCCTCCCTTTTAATTCTCTCTAAATCATTAAGGGCACACTCTAGTATTTTAATACGTTCAGCATTATATTCTTTAGATACTGGGAACCAGAACGCTGTACCAAGCAAATATTTGTATCCATTTAACCTTTTCATAGGTACCCTAAAATATATTCTGCCATTTACATCAAGAGTATCATCCTTAATATTTTCGATTATGTGATGAGAATAACAAAAGTATACATGGGTAAGTCCAAATCTTTGTGGGGTAAACCAAGGTTTAATTACTTCTTGCCAAAGTTTCAGTTTCTTATCCTCTTCTATAAAGTCATTACATAATCCATGAGGTATATTTGGATTCCTTGACCTTTTAGTGATTACTATTTCGATTAAAGCCTTTACCCGGGGATAATACTCCTTTATCCTATTCTCAATTACCTTGTTCTCATAGGGATTATAATCGATTGCAGTGTACGTAGGATTTTCCATTCTTCTCTAATTTTCTTTCAAACCATTGGCAGGTAATACATCTTGGGCTTCCCACCATTACTTCTGTCTCTCCCTTGATTACTGGGCAAGGATTGGTAAGCTTCTTTTGCCTACCAACCTTCTCAGTCTTAATCTCTCTGTTCATGTTTCTTTTCTATATAAGTTATTATAAAGTATATCGGAAATAGTGGCATGATTAACCAGATAGTTAGGAATAGGAATCCCGGTCTAGTTAATCGGTGCATTGAGCATATTACTCTGGTCATAAACCAGGCAGGTATAATACAGATAGCATATATTATTATACCCAAGATAATCCACACGGTCATTGTTCGAAGTATTTATTTACGATTTTGGATATCTTTTTATCTAACTCTACGATTAGTTCACTGAAGTCTTTGTCCTTCATATCCTTAATCTTGGATTTGATTAAGTCCAGATTTCTCTTAATTGAGAAGTAGGATTTGAATGCTTGATAATCCAATTCCGATTTATCCGTAAGAGGTAGGATAACACTTTGCTTACCATCCAATCGGGCATAATTCCCATCTGGTCCAGGTGTTCTTGATACCTTTACTTTGTTACTCAGTACTGCAAACCCACCTTTCTTATCTATGGATTCTACGATTACTTTCTCCATAAGAGTTTTGCCGTCAGAGAAAATGACTTCTTCACCCTCCTTTAGCTTTTTGGTTTCTTTGTTCTTTTTCATATCTTTATTATTAAAATGTTTATGCAAATATACAAAATTATTCTGATTTAATGCAATTATCAATAAGAATTTTTAAATCTGCTGCGGTAAAGGATTTCCGGTTAAGTAAGTCATCTAGTTGTTCTGGAGTTAGGATTATACCATTTGGAGTAAAAAGTTCTCTTAAGTGTGCCGGAATTATTCCCTGGAATCCCCAATTATTATATGAACCTATATACAATTTATTATTTACCATTGCAGCAATATATTTCTTGGTTGAACCTAATGACTCTCTTCTAAAGGTAGCGACTTCTAACCAAATCTTATTTAAGTGAATAGAATAATGCTGAAAATAGGGTGTAACTAAGGGAATCATTTCATAATTAGAATCCTCTATCAAAGTTTTATCTGATTCAAGGATTCTATGCCAAAAAGCACATCGAAAACAAAGTTGTTTTTCCCTCATTAATTGAGGTACTGTTTTGGCTAAATCGTAATCATCCAAATCTAATGGTGAATTACATAGGTGACATGTGAGTTTCTCTTCCATATTATTATAAATTTTTATATAAGATAATAGAACTCCTAACTATCATCTAGATATAAGGTATACGCAATACTTTCTTTTCTTTAATGAACTTTAAAATATAACGTTATGGATAAGTTAACTAATGAAATGATTGTGGCTCTGGCCAATGATTTAGGACTGGAGCCAGCTCTTTTAAAGGCAGTACAACTGGTTGAAGGAGCAGGTAGAGATGGATTTCTAGTAGATGGTAGACCTCAAATTCTGTTTGAAGGTCACATTATGTACAAAGAAATCAAAAACAAGTTCGGTTTAGACAAGTCGGTAGCCGCTCAAAAGAGTTATCCTACCATTTGTTTCCCAAAATGGGATAAATCGAAGTACTTAGGAGGAGCAAACGAGTACAAAAGACTCGAAATTGCCAAGAAAATTGACGAAGAATGTGCTTTGAAGTCAGCTTCTTGGGGAATGTTTCAGATTATGGGCTTCAATCACAGCTATTGTGGCTGTAAAGACGTCTTTGAATTTGTGAAAAAGATGCAAGAATCTCATGCAAGTCAGCTAAAACTCATGTATTACTACATGAATAACACTAGTTGTTTGAAAAATCTGAAGGAACATGACTGGGCAGGCTTTGCTCGGAAGTATAATGGTCCGGGTTATGCTGAAAATGCCTATGACCAGAAGTTAAAAAACGCTTACGAAAACTTTAAAAACAAGATATAATGAAGGTAATTTACAACAAATTCATCCCTTTCAAGGGATACAAGGCAATGAACCTATTCGGAATTGTCTTTGTGAGAAAAGGTGCTAAGTTTGACACCTATGATTACAACCATGAGCACATTCATCTCAAGCAAATGCAAGAGATGTTATGGGTATTCTACTACTTATGGTATGCAATCGAGTACTTAATCATCATGTTCTTTGCTAAGTGGAACAAACAAAGCGAAAGATACCATGATGTAAGCTTCGAAGAGGAAGCCCATAATAATGACCACGACTTGGAGTATATCCGAACTCGTAAACATTATTCCTGGGTTAAGTATGTAAAACTTAGAAGCTACAAGAAATAAGTATTTTTAATTACATAATCTTTTCCCGTTACAATTGACCGAGCTTTAGTCTTACTTATTTTAAATTTTTGGGCTAAGTATCTTGAGGTAGTATTGGGATGTCTCAACTTATATCTATATACTCTAAGCCTTAATCTATCAGAGTAAACTCTAGCTCGGCCATCAGTTTGTTTTTGTGCATTATTTTCAGAAACTGTACCCCAGTATAGATTTTTATAATGATTGTTACAGGGGTTATTGTCTATGTGGCATACACAATTTTTATTATCTGGATTGGGAACCCAAGCTAAAGCCACTAATCTTGCCAGAGTTTGTCTGGAGTTACGTTTTCTACCTCTAACTCTAACACTAACGGTGGGCTTAATATAGGTTCCATTTCTTTTAGAGTTAGTTCTATAACCTACTTTAAGCTCTTTTAGAGTATTATTAGATTGGATTTTAAAAGCTTTACCTCCTTTAGTAACATATAAGTTACAAAAACCGGGTACATTACATTGAACTAAATTTTTCATATATGAATATATTAGGTGTTTCAGCCGCCCAAGGGGCGTTATTATTTCCATTTTTACATAGTAAGAAATATAAAATACTAGCCAATATTGAACCAAGAGGAGTATTTCATACTAGTTGCGAGAGTCAATGGAAGTTAAACTTTGGGGATATACCCTTTTATAGGGGATTTTGTTTACAAGAATTTGATGAGAAAGTAGATATTGTGGTTGCTTCCCCAGATTGCGGGATAGCTTCAATTATGAGGCTTTCAAAGGTAAAAGAATTGGGTAATCCTAAGGATAACAGGAGTTTAAATCTAGTAACTGCTGCAATATTAGAATATAAGCCTAAGATTTTTCTTATTGAAAATCTTCCTCGTTTGCTATCTTTGCTTCCTTATGAGTTCTTTAATTTAACCTTTAAGGACTATAAACTTATTTTTCATGAAAGGTCAGTTTCTGACTATGGGAACTCTCAAGTATCAAGGAAACGTCTAATCATCATTGGAGTGCATAAGAAAACCGGTAAGAAATACTTGAATGCTTTTGATGAAGTATTCCAAGTAAAAACTCCAAAACTTACTAGAGACTTGCTCTTTGTATCTCCTTACGGGAGTAATTATAATATCCCAATAGAAAAAACTTTGGCGATGTATGATTATCGAAAACTCCCCGAAAAGAAGAATCTGACTGTTGAGAAGATTCAAGTATTATGGAATAGTGCTTTCAAGAACGAGAAGAAATGGCCCATTAAAACTGCAAAGATGAGTACTCTCCCGGGAGTATATCGATTAGAATTAGATAAACCACCTCTAACTTTAAGACCTGCAGATAGGCAATTTAGACCTGATGGGTATCCTCTTGGGATTAATGATTTCAAGGTAATTATGGGATTTCCTAAAAAATTTAAGATTTACATTGACCAAGAAAATTACCTTTATTGGTTAAATAAAGCAAGGTATACAATTGCCAAAGGTTCGGTATATGAGGTGGGGATTTGGTTTAAAAAATGTATCAAAAGGGTCTAGGTACACTTTCATGTTAATATATACTAAAGTATATATTACTCCAAACTACCCTTTGAAAAATATAGATATATAATATACTACGTATATATATCTATATTTTTATATACGTATAATAGCTATTGTTTGTAGTAGATATTGGATATATGTTTTAGGATATAGGAAATTTATCTCACTACGTTCGATAAAAGGTAATCGCTAAGCGATTACCGATAGTTAGTAATAATTAAATTTTTCGTGATGATGAAAACAGATAAAAACAAGTGGAAGAACTTTGTGTTCCTTTTGCTACTAGGATTTACTATTTACCTTTGCTTCAGGAATTACAAACTGAATTCATATATCAGTCAACTTCCTGATTCATCGGTCATTGGCATTCCTGATACAATCAAATTGAAAGAGAACTTCAAACCTGTGATACCCTATACACAATTGGTTCAGCCCCAGAGAATTCTTCTCTACGACTTCTATCGAAACAGTAGCAATTCGACTAAACCCCAGGCTTCTGATTCAACAGCGGTTACTTCGAATAGGATTAGTAGAGAAGATTCTTTGGTCCAATTTACCTTGGATAAAAACCAATTGAATCTAAGTTTATTCAACAAGGAAACAAACTCCTATTCAACGAGAATGTTTAACATGGACTTAGGTAAGTATAAGTACAATTGGTATGAAGGTCAATTAACTCAAAAAAGAATTAGAAAACTAACTCTAAGTCCATACGTTTATGGTAAATATAGGGTATTTAATCAAATGTTAGACATAGGGACAGGCCTTTCAATCAAGACTACTAATTTCAATTATAAACTCGGTATAAATGCTTTTCATTATCCGAAGTTCTTTTCGGGAATAAAAGCTGACTTAGAGTTTTCAGTAACATATAACTTTTGATTATGGCAAAGAAGATTAACATAGAAACTAACCCATCTGCTCTCACAAGGGAAGAACTAGCAACACTTGCTAAAGTTAGTAATGATGTTTTTTACTTTAGCCTTTTCACTTATGTGATACACCCTATGAGGGGAAAGGTAAGATTCGAACTTTACCCATATCAAAAATCGGTTCTGTATAATTTCGTAAAAGAACGTTTCAATATTCTGCTTAAGTTCAGACAGGCAGGTATTACAGAGCTTATTTCTATGTACTGCCTATGGTTGGCAATGTATCATCCTAACAAGAAGATTAACATTATCTCAATCAAGGACACAACAGCAAAGAAGGTACTTAAGAAGATTAAGTTCATGTACAAAAACCTGCCATGGTATTTACAGACACCGATTATAAATGGTCGTTCGGGAGAATATGGTTCTGCATCAATGATAGAGTTCGATAATGGCTCATTCATAGAATCTATCCCAACGTCTTCAGAAGCCGGTCGTTCAGAATCTCTATCCTTACTGGTAATTGATGAAGCAGCAGTAGTTAGATGGGCAGCCCAGATTTGGGCAGCCGCTTTTCCTACTCTTTCCACTGGTGGAGCTGCTATCATCAATTCCACTCCTTATGGAGTTGGTAACTTCTACCACTCAACTTGGGTTGATGCTATTGCAGGTGGGAATCCATTTAACCCACTCAGATTGTATTGGCAAATGCACCCAGAACGAGACATTAATTGGTACAATGAAATGTCTTCTGCTTTGGGAACCAAAAGAACTGCACAAGAAATTGATGGTGACTTCTTATCATCTGGAAATACGGTCTTCGACTTAGCTGATATCAAAGCTATCGAAGACTGTCTTAGTGATTATCCGGTTATTAAGAAAAGATTCAATGGTCAATATCGGCAATTCTTAGAACCAGCACCAGATAAGGAATATTTCATTGGTGCTGACGTTTCAACTGGTAGGTCTTCTGACTACTCTGCATTTACTTGCATGGATAAACAAGGAGAAGAACAAGCAGTATTCAAAGGTAGACTTTCAGTAGATAAGTATGCAAGGTTACTTGGAGATACAGGGCATTTGTTTAACTTTGCTACCATTGCTCCAGAATCCAATGATGTTGGATTAGCAGTAACTTCTGCTCTTCAAACTGAAGGTTATCCTAAACTGTATTATTATCAGAAAATGCTTAAGAAGAAAGGTAAATCTAGACCTGAGGTAGATAAATCTCCAGGATGGTTAACTACACAAAAGAACCGTTCTGTTATTGTAGAGGGACTTGAACAGGATATTCGAGAAGATAATATTACTGTTAAAGACCCTTTCTTTGTTCAAGAAGCATATACCTTCATATATGATGGTTTAGGTAGGCCAGTTGCAATGGGTAAGCATAGAGCTAATAATTCTACAGTAGATGTAGACCTAGAGGGGGATGTATATGCAGATGACTCTATATTCGGTAAAGCAATCTGTAATCACATAAGAAAAGGAAAAACTAACGTAATAGTACAACCGAAATGAAAAAGCTCAATTTTAATTGGAGTTGGGGTAGAAAGAAAGACCCACCTCCTGAATCAAACAAGGAGCCAAGCAAGCCAAAAGCTGCTGCTATATCTCCTGGTAGAGTATCAGTAGATGAAGATAACTCTTTACTCAGTACTCTGAAAGGGATGACCGTAATGGTAGATCCTTCTTTTCGTGTTGAAGTAATCCCTTTGATTCGTGATTTATATAAGGTAAATCCGGATATGGGCATTGCTTTGCAGGATATGTTTAAGTTGGCAAACACAGGTCATACGGTAACATTCCCAAATAATTCAGATGCCGAAGCAGATAAGATGAGAAAACATCTTACCGAAGCTACAAAGAAATGGTCCAGGTATACTGCTGGTATAGACGGTCTAGTTAATAAGATGATTGTACAATGCCTTGTTAGTGGAGCTATATCTGTTGAAGGAGTTCCCAATGATAGGCTAGAAGGTTTAGATACAGTCTTATTCCTTAGACCAGAGAACATTGTTTTCAAAAGGGAGAACAATGGAGTATATTCCCCTTACCAGAGGAATAAGAATTACTTTGTTAAGCACCAAGATTATATCAAACTAAACCCAGAAACTTATGTGTATGCTGGTATGTTTAATGATACCGATGAACCTTATGGGATTCCTCCTTTTATGGCAGCATTGGATTCATTAAAAGGTCAACATGATATGAAGGTTAACTTCAAACACATAATGGAGATGGTTGGTATGGTAGGATTCTTGGAAGCTAAGATGACTAAACCAGACCAGAATCCTAATGAAAGCTTACAAGCTTACCAGAATCGTCTTGAACGTATACTAAAGGATTTGAAAAGAAATCTTCGTAATGGCATGAAGGACGGAATAGTAACGGGTTATATTGATGACCATGAGTTTAAACTCAATTCAACTACCAAGGAGCTTGGTAATATTGAGAAACCCTGGAACATGAATCAGCAATCAGTTGCAAATGGTTTGGGAGTTAATGGAAACCTTATTGGAGTTAGTTCAACAACGGGAGAGGGAGCAACGGGTATAATGCTGTCTAAATTAATCAGCCAGTTAAAAAATATCCAAATGCTTGTAACTTATGTATTGGATTTTCTTTATTCTCTAGAACTACGTCTGGCAGGCTTTGATAATAAGGGAATAAAGATATCATGGGGAACTTCAACTATCTCTGATGAAGTTAAGGTTCAACAAGGTCTTCAGTATAAAATCCAAAACCTGGATTTATTATATAAGGCTGGTATCATTAGCCAAGACCAATATGCTTGGGCAATGGGTTATGATTCTCCTGATGAGAATGAACCAAGAGTTTCACTTGAGGACCAATTTGCTAAAGGCGGTAACTCAGACCCTCAAGAAGGAACTAAGAAGAAGCAAAGGCAAGATGATAAAAATCAATCTGCTCGTAGGTCAAGAGATAAAACTAATCCGGCTCCATCTCGTGGAGACCAAAATACAAAAGCAAGATGAGTAAATTTACTAAAAGAAACAAAGAGCATCTTGATTCAATGGTGATTGGCCAGGGTCATACCATTATGGCTGGGTATATCCCAGAAGCAGTTGGAGCCCAGGCTTTCTCAGAGAATTATTACAAATGGAAGACTCCGACACCGGATACCATTGCTCAATTTGGATTTTGGGGAGGGGATATAGATTATAATACCTATTATCCAAACCTTGATAAATCGGAACTTACTCCGAAGGACGAAGAGTTCATAGAACCAATGTTTAGGTTACTTTCTGAAACGATTGTATCCAAGAACTGGAATCCTACTGACTTTGGTCAGAATGGAGTACTTAAGGCTTCCATGAAACTGTTACTCGGGCAAACAGTAAATTGCGACCATGAAACAAATATTGGTAATGCAATTGGAGCTGTATCTCAAGTAATGTGGCAGGAGTCTTATAAGGATGGAAGCTTTACTATACCTGCAGGTATCAACGGTATTTTGAAGATTGATGGTAAAGCTAACCCAAGAATTGCTAGAGGTATTCTCATGGAACCTCCTTCAATTCATAGTAACTCGGTAACAGTACAGTTTAAGTGGGATAAATCACACCCAGGAATGGAAGATGGTGAATTCTATCAAAAACTTGGTACTTATGACTCTAAAGGTGAAATGGTTCGTAGAATAGTTACTGAGGTAGTTCGATATATGGAAACATCCCTGGTATCTCATGGAGCTGATTCATTTGCTCAAAAGATTGGTGAAGATGGTAAAATCATTAATCCAACCTTTGCAAAAAGAACCTGGTCTTCTTATGAGGAATATCGGGATGACAAGTCCAAACAGTACTTCTTTACTGACTACAAAACGGATTTCAACTCATTCCAAGAAAAGGACAATACTCCAGATTCTTTTAATGATAATGGTACCCAAGAAAATCATAATCCTAATAAAGAAAATATGAACAAAGAATTGCAAGAATTTTTAGAAAAGCTTTTCGGAGATAACATGTTATCTCTGGCAGAGGGCAAAGAAATGACTCAGGAAGAAGTTATTTCTTGTATTCAAAGCTTGGTATCATCCAAAAACAGTCTTCAGACAACGGTAGATAATCTTACTACAGAGAAATCTTCTCTTACAGAACAGATTACCAACCTGAATGCAGAAGTTGCAAACTTGAAGGAAATGGCAACTGTAGGAAAGAATCACATTGCTTCTCTCCGTGAAAATGCTGTTACTACTTACAAGAAGTTGATGGGTGACAAAGCCGATGAAACTATTGTTACAATGTTGAATGCCGAAACTACTGGCATCGTTACTCTCATCTCCTTAACTAAGGATTATCAGAGTCGTCTGGAAGAAAAATTCCCAATGGTATGTGCAAGCTGTGGTTCTCATGATGTAAGCCGTGCTTCTTCTGTTGCAGAGAATGATGAAAAGACTGGAACTCAGAAACCTGCAACTACTTCGAATGCAGAAGCCAAGTCTACTTCGGAAACCCTCGAAGACTTGTATAAGAAGAAATTCAAGTAATAATCGATAAATATCACTGTTATGACTAAAATCGTAAACAAAGACCAGCCAATGACGCTGTTTGGGGAAAAGACCCCAAGAGCGGTGATTTACAAAAGTGAATCACACAAATTGCACCAAGCTTTCTGTGTAAAAGATGGTGAAACAATTTTGCAAGGTATGCCGGTAGCTCTTGGAAAAGACGGTTTAATTGAGCCTTACACTGAATCTACTCAGGTATATATCGGAGTGGCAGTAACCGACAATGTAAATCCTGCTTACCAAGCACAGAACAAATTCCCAGTAGAGGTAACTGTTGCTGTAGAAGGTTACATGATTTGTAACTGGGTATCTAATGCTGCTGACTTAAAAGCAGGATATGTAGTTCCCTCTGGTGACTTGCTGAACGACAGATTTGTAAAAGCAAATCAGTCAATAGATGCTACACCTTTCATTGCCATCATACCTGCAGATGAGGCAAACGAGGTAATTCAAGTACTTATTAAATAAGAGAAGAAGAAACATGGAAAAAGTTGATATTTCAAAATTGAAGAGAGAAGACTTCGCAAAAGAACTTCCTCAAATGGTACAGCAGTTGGATGCTTACCGTCAAGGTTCACAGAACAAAAAACCTGTGGACATCACATTAGGTGAACTTACCACTGGTAAATGGGGTATTACCCAAGATGAATTGTTCGAGAAGTTGGATATCAATCCGAAAATCGACACAATGGAAAACATCTTCACGATGCCTCAGCAAGATGTTCGTTGGATTGTTCCGGAAATCATTCGTTCTGCTATCACTCTTGGTATGCGTCAAGCTCCGTTCTATCCGGAGATTATTGCATCTGACCAGTCAATCAGTGGTCTTAGCGCAATCATGCCGATGATTAATATGTCCGATGCTGCACCTGCAAAGGTTAACGAAGCAGAAACTATCCCATTGGGAGATGTAAGCTTTGGACAGAAATCAGTAAGTCTCTTCAAAATTGGTAAGGGATTCAAACTTACTGATGAAGTTCGTAACTACGTATCTCTTGATGTATTGGCAATCTACCTTCGTGATTTCGGTGTTCAGCTCGGTTATGCAATGGATACTCTGGCCATGGATGTTGTTATCAATGGTAACAAACCAGATGGTTCAGAATCTGCTCCGGTTATCGGTGTATACGAAACTACGAATGGTATCACTTACAAAGATTTGCTGCATATCTGGGTAAGAGCTGCTCGTATGGGACGTAACTTTACTACTATGATTGGTGGTGAAGACCAAGCAATTGAAATGCTGAACTTGCCGGAATTCAAAGAACGTCATTCTGGTACAACTGAAGCTACACTGAATGTGAAGTCTCCTGTACCTAAGAATGCTAACTTCTACATTCACCCGGGTACACCTGACCAAGGCTTGCTGTTGATTGATACAACTGCTGCCTTGATTAAGTTGACTGCAAAACAGTTGATGCTTGAATCAGAAAGAATCGTATCAAATCAAACTCAGGCAATCTATGCTACTCTGACTACAGGCTTCTCTAAGATGTATCAGGATGCTGCATTGATTCTGTCTGCAGAGAAGAAGTTCACCGAGTTCGGATTCCCTGAATTCATGAACATTGACCCATATCTCTTGGTTAACCTTGAGTAATACTACACCTGGTTTATTTTACAAATAATTCCATTTCTCAATGGGGTAGGTTTTGCGAGGACCTACCCCTAATTTTAAACATCTAAAAACTTAGTAAAATTATGGATAAATATAAAGTAACTGTAGGTGCTAAAGCTTACAGCTTCCATGACCAATCTACAGGTATTACAATTTGTAGAGGAGAAGAAAAAGAATTGAGTGCTCGTCAGTACAGAACCAAAAAGATTCAGATGGCTTTGAATTCAGGTCACCTGCGTTTGGTTCTTGATAAGAAAGCTACCGACAAATACTCCAATGATGACATCGATAAGTTGGAAAAGAAACTGAATGCTCAGTTCGAAAAAGGCATGGAAATCAAAAAGATTGCCAAAGCCTATACTCTCGAAGAAGCAACCCTTATCGCTGCTCGTCACGAAATTGTTGCCGACAAAGGTGATACAGTTGAAACTCTGATTCAGGTTCTGTTGGAAGAGTTCGAAGAATCTAAAAAATAAGATACCATGGACAATCTAGACTTTGTAGCTATTGCGAATGGTCTGGAAGTTTCATTTAGAGTATTAACCAAAGTCCCAGCCAAGGCCATTTTTGACTGGGACTTTGGTGATGATAAGGGGTCCGCTTACGATGTTAAGCAACCAACTTACACTTATGAAAAGTCCGGATTTTATACAGTAGCACTGAATATCACGAACTCCGATGGACTTAATCTTTCTGCTACCAAATTAGTAATTGTAAATACAGAGGCTGTTACTACATTAACGGACAGTATATATAACCTTATTAATTATTTCATTCCTTCAGAAATCTTCGATGGTATGACCATAGAGGAGAAGGAGATGTACATAACTAAATGGCAATTATATATCCAACCACTAGTAAATCATTGTATTCCTTTGGATAAATATAATGATGAATTAATGTACGAAGCTCTAGAAAACCAATTAATAATGGAATTGGCAGCCTGGGATTATCTAAATGTCAAGCTCCTTAATTTATTAACGAGTACCGGAGAATACCTTAGTCAACTAACATCAACCAAAGAACAAGAGGGGGATGGTAGTTCGAAACCAGAACTTGCCCGAGGTGATAGGATTAAACAAATCACTACTGGGCCTACTGAAGTACAGTACTATGATATGCTTTCAGATTCAACATCTTCATTATGGAAAACATTCTCACAAGCTTTGCAACCTGGAGGTGTCATAGACGAATTAAAACAAAGACTTTGTATGTTAGCTACGAGATTGGAAATCTACTTACCATTCTGTGCACCAGTTAGTAAGTTAGTAGTTCCTCGAGTAGTTGACAGAAGAAGACCTGGTATATTAGATGGACCTAATCCAAGTGTACCAGTAAAAAGAAACGGTAGAACCTTAATCAAGAAAAGATGACCAAGACTCCTCATAGAATGGTAAAGAATCGTTCTTGGGATAGATACAAGAAGATTATCAATGACTTCTTGGATATAGATGCTGGAAGGCAAACTATAACTTGGGCAAAGAATGTAAATCAACTCCTAAGTCATGGAGAAGATTATATCCCTAAATATTATAATATACCCATCGAGGCTCTTTGTTATTACAATGCCTTTCGAAACTGGCCTATCAATAAAGCCACCATCACAGGAGAACTCGATGATGAGAATCTATCCATACTAGTTACAAAGGCCTATATAGAAAACCTGGGACATCTAACTCCAGAAGGTTATTGGGATTTTAACTGGTCTGAGGATAGGTTCGTAATTAATGGTATTACTTATAAACCTGCAGGAGATACACAAGTTGCCCAGGCCAAAGATGAAGCATTGGTGTTCATGGTCATTCTCAAGAGAGATAGAGATACCAAAATCGAATTTGTAGAATAAAAATGAACGTATATGGCAAAGATGTTACAATTACGATGGACTCGAATTGAAACCCAAAATGGGATTTGGTTCGATAGTAATATGGTAATCCTACATGGTATATGCGGAATACATGTTGAAATGAAAGGGCAAGGAAATGATATTACAGCCATGCAATCCATGACTGGTGATAAATACGTTTCTTGCTTTCAAGATTATTTCGGAGACCTTTGGGATAAGATAATACCTCATCCAGGTATTGGGCAAACTATGAAGTTCAGAGTCAACAGATTACCAGATTATGCAATAATCAGAGGTGATGTTGAGGATGGCGGAGATGTAGACCCTGATAATCCAGGAATACCCATGAATGCTTTCTGTGGTTCAGAAGGAGAACCATTCATGGGTAGTGATACTGAACTGTTCTTGGGTAAACAAATGATTAATTAACCCTTAAATATATGAACCTATATGTACGTAAGTAAATATTACACCTGCGAGGAAATTGACCAGCGGTTGTTACAAGGTTACTATGATGACTTAGTGACTGCTGGTTTTGCTGGAACTCTCAATGAATTCTGGGCCTTCATTCTCTCTATTAAGAACAAGGTTGATAAGAGAGAGGGATATGACTTATCGAAAAACGATTTTACCGACGAACTGAAAAGAAAGTTGGATGGAATCGAAGAGAAAGCCAATTACATCACAAAAGTTTCTCAGTTAGAAAACGACTCTAAGTTTCAAACTGAAGAAGAAGTTAAGAAAACGATTGATGATTTGGTTGACGGTGCTGGTGATGCTCTAGATACTCTTAAAGAGTTGGCAGAAGCATTAGGAAATGACCCCAACTTTGCAACCAATATCACAAATAAACTTACCGACCTTCGTAATGATTTGACTGCTGAGGTTAATCGGGCAAAAGAAAAAGAAGCCGAACTCGGTTCTCAAATTACAGCAGTAAACAATGCTTTACTTAAAGCTGTGGATTTACTCAATGAAAAGATTGATAATATCCGTATTGCTTTGGTAGACAAAATCGATAAGCTGGAAGTTAAGGTTGATAAGAATACTGCTGACATTGCCGACTTGCGTAATGAAACTACTGGTTCATTGGCAGATGCTAAGGCTTATGCTAAAGACCTAGTAGATAAAGAAGCAGAAGCTCGTAAAGCAGGGGATGATAAACTGGTGGAAGATATGCACCAGATGACCACTCTCCACATTCAAGATAAAGCAGAACTTGCTCAGAAGATTGCCGAAGAGGCCCAATTAAGAGAAAACCAGGATGCAAGAATCCGTCAAAGCTTAATTGAGGAAATATCTACTCGTCAATCCGGAGATGCTGCTCTTGAAAGTAAACTTGCTGAAGAGGTTACCAATCGTAAAGCTGCAGATGAAACATTGCAGAACGGTTTGACTATGGAAGTTGCCGACAGAACTAATGCCGATAATACTCTTCAAACTAATATTGATAAGGAAGCTCAGTCAAGAGAATCTGGAGACCAAGTTCTGAAAGGTCAGATTGATTCAGAAGCAGCAACCCGTATTGCTCAGGACCAAATCCTTGACCAGAAGATTACTGCTCTATCGGATAAGGGAGTTGCTGACAAAGCCGAAGTACTTGCTGCTGTAGAAGCAGAAAAGGAAGCACGTATTGCAGGAGACAATTCCCTTAAAGAAAGTAAGGTGGATAAGAGAGAAGGTTATGCCTTGTCTAAGAATGACCTTACCGATATCTTACTTCAGAAATTGAACGGTATCGAAGAGCATGCAAATTATATTACTCAAGTATCACAATTAGTAAATGATGCTGGGTATCAAACGGAAGCCGATGTAGAGGCTGCAATCGAAAAGATTATCGGTTCTGCACCTGAAGTACTTGACACTCTGGAAGAGATTGCCAAAGCCCTGGGGGATGACCCTAATTTCGCTACAACCATCACTAAGAAGTTGGCAGCAATCACAGAGAAGGTAAATCAAGAAATCGAAGACAGAACTGCTGCAGATACTGCTCTCCAAGGAAATATCGATACTGAGATAGCTGAACGTAAAGAAGCAGATGCTGCTCTTAAGACCGAACTTAAAGAGTATGTAGATGCTCAGACTTCTATCGGTGATACTGCATTGAATGTAGTTAAGGATAGCTTGGCTAAAGAAATCCAAGACCGTAAAGATGCCGATACAACCTTGCAATCTAACATTGATAAGGAAGCTAATGATAGAAAAGCTGCAGATGCAACACATACTGAAAACATCGCTACTCTTAATCAAAGAGTATCCGATTTGGCTTTATCTATTCAGGATGCTATCAATACGGTTAAGAATGAACTTACTGCTCAGGTAAATGCTAATACTACAGCAATTGCTACCAATGCAGCTAACATTCAAAAAAACTCAGAAGCAATCACTGCTGTAACCAAAACTGTAGGTGATAACTACAAAGAGGTTAAGGATATGATTAATGAGGAAATTGTAGACCGTACTAACGGTGACAGTAACCTCAGTTCTCGTATTGATACCACGAATATTGCCTTGGGAACCGAACAGGCTGAAAGAAAGGCAGCAGACCAAATCCTTCAAGTAAACCTTGATAAAGAAGTTGGAGACCGTAAGTCGGCAGATGCTGCATTGGAAACTGCTATAGACGGTAAGATTCAAACTTTAACGGCTGAAGTTGGTGGGCAATTAGGTATCCTTACTAATAAGATTAATGAAGAGATAGATAACAGAAGCGGTGCTGACCTTTTATTAGAAAATAAGATTGATTCCTTGAAGACAGAATCTACTGAAAAGGTAGATGAACTCAAAACCAAGGTAGATGCTAACACCGCAGCTATCAACGTAGAAAAGGAAAGAGCTATTGCTAAAGAGGATGCAATCCAGGCAAACTTGAATACGGCTATCGCCAATCACAAAGATGAGGTAAATGCCTTAACTAAGAGTATCTCTGATGAGGCTAATGCTCGCATTGCAGGTGATGCTGCTCTCCAGGTAAATATTGATAAAGAGGTAGTTGACCGTAAGAATGCAGATACCCTTATTAATAATGCCTTAGCCCAGGAAGTTTCTGACCGTACTACTGCTATTCAGGGATTGGAATCTAAGAAGGTAGATAAGGTAGATGGTAAAGTACTTTCTTCAAATGACTTTACAGATCTCCTCTTGGTAAAATTGAATGGTGTAGCAGAACATGCTAACTATATTACCAAGGTATCCGAGTTACTGAATGACTCAGGATTCCAGACTGCTGAAGAAGTAGAAGCTGCAATCCAGAAAATCATTGGCTCTGCTCCAGGCGTATTGGATACCTTAGAGGAAATTGCTAAGGCTTTGGGAGATGACCCCAACTTCGCAACTACCATGACTCAGAAACTTACTGAGTTAACTACTAAGCTTGAAACTGAAACTCAAAACCGTATTGATGGTGATGCAGCTTTGGATACTAAGCTTACAACTCTGAGTACTAATCTTACCAAGATAGTAGAGGATTTAAGAACTTATGTTACTGAAACTCGTACTGAACTCTTGGCAAGAGCAAATAACCAGGATGCTCTTATCACTCAGAACTCGGCAAACATCCAGAGAAACTTGGAATTAATCCAAGGCATTCAGAATAACATTTCTGGTTCTTACCTGGAAGTTAAGGCTTTACTTGAAACTGAGATTGCTACACGTAAGGCAGAGATTGTTCGAGTAGAAGGTTTAATTAATGATACTAATCAGGCTCTTACTACAGAGACAGAGGAAAGAAAAGCTGCAGATAAAGAACTTCAGGATAATCTGGATGCCGAAGAAGCAGCAAGAACTGCAGCTGATACTGCATTAGGAGTTCGTATTGATACGGAAACTTCAGAAAGAAAGGCAGCTGATACTACTCTTCAGAATAATATCGACAAAGAAGCTCAAGCAAGAGAGGCAGAAGACTCTAGATTAAATGCCCGTATTGACAAGGAAACTACTGACCGAGTTAATGCAGATAATACTCTTGGTACTCGTATCGATAATGAAGAAGATGCCCGGGAAGCAGCAGACACTACTCTTCAGGAAAACATAGACACTGAAGAAACCGAAAGAAAGGCTGCTGATAAAACCTTGCAAGATAATATCGATGCTACCAATGCTCATACTATCAATACCCATCGTTTGGATTCAAACCCGGTATTGAATGGTACCGACATTAAGTTGGATGGGTATACTAAAGCAACCGGTACTACACCGGCTGACTTAGATATCAAGTCAACCGATACTACCTCAATTGCTTTTGGTAAGGTACAGAAACGTATCGAAGTAGATAAGGCAGATGCCGATGATAAGATTACTAAGGTAAAAACTGCAGTAGGTCTTACAGAGGCTTTGGCATTGCCATCTCTGGAAGATACTAATTACCTTTCAGAATCCTCAAACATTGTAGATGGGATGAAAGAATTGGATAAGCAAATTGCTGATGGTAGACATGATGAGGTTTGGGAAGTATTATATACCCAGTTTACTCAAATCTCCGGCTTCTCAGTAAGTCCTACAATTATTGAGAAAGGAGTTGATGCAGATATTACTATCCGTGGCAATAACTTATTCAATAGTAAACCACTTGTTCCAGAAACTTTATCGGTTAAAAGAGGAACTACTGTTATAAATAGCACACCGATTGCTAGCTTAAACATTAAGGATACCCTTAATACTAAGGATGACCGTACTACTTATACTTTAAGTATTACAAGCAAGGGTGTAACTAAAACAGCAACTGCTAACGTAAATGCCTATTACCCTATGTACTTTGGACATTCTGCTAAGGCAGCCTTAACCGGTGAAGATGTTTTGGGTCTTACCAAACAGGCAATAAAGAGTTCTCCTAACGGAACTTATAACATGATGGGAATTGCTGAAGGAGAATATGTATGGTTATGCGTACCTTCTAACTTCAGTATAACTAAGGTAACTTCTTCTGGATTTGGAGTTCCTATGGCTGCTGCAGTTACAGTTACTGTAGAAGGCAAAGGTTCATACAAATGCTACCGTACTGAGGGAGCTTTAAAAGCTGGTAATTTCAATTTTGTAATCGGATAAAAACTTATAACTATGGCAGAAATTCCTATATATGGGACTTTGGTAAATGCTACCACAGACCCTAAGATTGTAAATACTGACCAAGCTTGGGATAAAGAGCTTGGGAAGTATCAATCTGAAATTAATAAAGAAAGAATTGAGGGCAATAATTCTCTGAAAACTCAGCTGGACACCTTGAGCTCAAAAGTAGATAAAGAAATAACCGATAGAGGTTCAGCTGATACTGCACTGGGTGCAAAGATTGATAAAGAAATCCAAGACAGAACCACAGCTGATACGGCATTGAAAACTGAACTAACCGGAGATATTCAGGAAGTTCAGGATGACCTTAATACCTTCAAGGCAACTAAAGGTCAGGCAAATGGATTAGCATCTTTGGGTTCAGATGGTAAGGTACCTGCAGCTCAATTACCCTCTTATGTAGATGATGTAATTGATGTATATGCAACTTATGATGTATCGCCTACTAATCAGATATCCAATATCAAGTTGTATTCTGATGCTGCTCATGCTAACCCAGTAATTGGAGAAGCTGGTAAATCTTATAATGACATAACCGAAGGAAACCCAGGATATCAATTCCGTTGGTCAGGTACTACTTGGGTACCTATCACTTCTGGAGGTTTAATCATTGGTGAGATATCTGGTACTGCTTATGATGGAGCTAAAGGTAAAACTACCTCAGATGAACTACAAGCTCTTAAGGATTTTAATCCTGTACGATTAATCAGTATTAATACTGATGCTTCTAAAAGTACCTTAAATTATGAACCTGCAAACGGTACTGGTGTTAAAGGCCTAGATATCCCTGCTGCTTCATCCACTAAAGCTGGTGTTATGACTGCAGCTGATAAGGTTAAGCTTGATACTACTCTGCCTAATCAAATTGCTGCAGAAACGGCTGCAAGGGAAGCTGCTATTAATGCTTTGCAAGGAGAGCTGGCTGATGATATTGCTCAAGAAGTAGTAGATAGGAATACTGCAATAGCTGCTGCTAAAACGGAACTTACTACTGTTATCAATAAAGAGGTATCAGATAGAAAAGCTGCAGATACTCAGGTAAGAACCGACCTTGAAGCTGCAGTTGAATTGGTTGCTGAAGAATTAAGAGGTGCTGATACTACTCTTCAGAATAATATCACTAAGGAAGTCAATGACCGAAAAGGTGAGGTTACCCGAATAGAAGGATTAATTTCAGATGAAGCTGCAACAAGAGCTCAAGCAGATACTACTGTAAATGCCAAAGTAGATTCCCATATTGGTAATAAATCTAACCCTCATGGAGTAACTAAAGCTCAAGTGGGATTGGGTAATGTTAACAATACATCAGATGCAGATAAACCAGTATCTACTGCTCAGGCAACTGCCATTGCAGAAGCTAAGGCTGCAGGTACTACAGCTCAAACCAATCTTACTACTCACATCCAAAATAAGAGTAATCCTCATGGAGTAACAAGAGACCAATTGGGATTAGGTACTACTGCCGAGATTATCTTTAAGAAGGTATCTGCTCCTTCTGGTTTATGGAAAGAATCTGACGAAAGACTTAAGACTTTCATTAAACCATTGGAACATACTCTCGATGAAATCTGCTCTATACCTACGGATTCATTTATGATTCGGGGTAATCATGATATAGGTACAATTGCTCAGACAATCGAAAAACATTTCCCAGAATTAGTTTCTGAGAATACAGTTAGACCCGAAACAGTTCCTAATCCTGAAGCCTTCGAAAAGGTAGAAAAGGATGGAGAAACCTATATCCTGGTTAAAGAGGTAGATTATTCTAAGATGTCAGTATTGGCAATCGAAGGTATCAAACTTCTGAAGGAAAGAATCGAAGAATTGGAAAAGAAACTTATATTCACAAACTTGGATTAATATGGGAGAGATAGCAACTTGGAGTGCTGTCAAAACTAAAGTAGGCCTTGGTAAGGATTCAAATGAATGCCCTACCAAGGCTGAATTGTTAGCACTCTCTCCTACAGGAACGGGAGAATCTTACATAGGCTTGGAAATCTCCAATGCTAGTTCCTATGGTAATAATGAAACCGTACAGCTCAATGATATACATAAGGTAACTTATAAGTATACTTTTACAGCTCAGAATACAACTCTTAGTTTTCCAAAAGAAGGAGGTACATCTACTCAAGTAGGTATTTATGTAACTTCTACAAAAACTAAGTATTTAGATGGTTCTGCAACTTCTGAAGTTCAAAATGTAAATTACCCTGAACCTAATTGGCCCTCTTGGATTATTGGTCAAGGCCCACTAGTAGCTTCTGAAAATACCACAACCGAATCTCGTAGTGCTACCGTAGTATATACCCAATCTGAGTCTGGTAAACAGATATCAGTAAGTTTATTTCAGGCTGCTGGAGTTGAAACTTGGGAGTATACATTTACTGCAGGTAATACTGTATTAAACTTTCCTGCAGCAGGTGGAGCTAGTACTCCAAATTCAATAGGTATTACTTCTACTAAGCAAAGATACATTAATGGTAAATTATATGGTAGTCCAGTATCTGTAGGATACACTAGACAATCTGAAGAGGATTGGGAACATAATGTTCAGGGTAGTGGTTGGCAAGCCGATGAGAATAAATCCGAATCTTCTCGGAGTCGTACTGTAGATTATATTCAAGCTGAATCAGGTAAGAAGGTAACCATTACTTATAATCAAGCAGCAGGTGTAAAAAGTTATAATAATAACGTAGTAATTACTGAACCCGATTGGGAGAATTTAGATATCCCTGCTTCGGGTGGAGCATGGAATAGACCAGTATTAACTATTTCTCAAACCTGGGGATGGAATGGAGATGTTACTAATGGAGGAAACTATGAAGTTTCAGGTCCTTCTTATTATGATTTTGCGACTGGTGGAGTAACTAATAAACCTAGTTTAGGTACTACTCAAGCTAATAGAACTAAAGTAGCTGAAGTTAAGGTTTGGGTAAGTTTTAATAAAACTACTAATCAATTAGTACCTAAAGACTCCGATAATAGAACATCTTATTCAAAAAAGACTTATCAAGTATATCAGGCTGCTAACCAAATTGAAAGTACAACTCAAGGTGCATGGGAAGTTTCCATTTCTGCGAATCCCAGTACCTTTACCGAGCAAGGTGGTACCTCACAAATCTCTGCAAGTGCAAGGGCAAGTAGAACTAACCATTGGACTTCAGGTGCAACCAATGCAGCTTCGGATGCAACCGGTACTCCTACTTTAAGTATACCTACAGCAGTAACCGGATTCAGTTTATCTGGTACTACTTTAACAGTAGCCGAGAATGCTACTCCTAATCAAAGAAGCGTAGTAGTAAGGGCAACTATGGGTACTGTATATAAAGAGGTTACGGTAACTCAAAGTGCATACTTAGTAGAATGGAGGTATTATCTTACTACTTCTACTCCAACGTTAAACTTTGATGCCTTAGGTGCAACCAAATCCGGTACCATAAGTAGCTATCGAGAAAAATATATCAATGGTTCATTGGTAGAAGGTTCACATGAAGGAGTTAACATTCAAGTTAAATCTATGTCTGCCGAGATACAAAGGGCTACTGCTGCTGTTGCTATTACAATGAAAGAGAATACTACAACTCAAACTAGAACTGGTACAGTAGTATATGAGCAAGTGGGTTCAGGTAAAACCCTAACCATTACTTGTAACCAAGCAGCAGGTACTGTATCTACAAGGGATGTACTCGAGGTAATTGATAATTTTGGCAGTACTCCTGCAGTTGGTGGAACCTTTTTTAGTATAGTTAGGTCTGGGTATTATGATGTAATTAATGGTAAGGATTCTACTTGGCATAATGTTACACCAACTCTAAAATCCAAATCTTCATACATTACCAATGTAGAAATTACCAAATCTTCTGGAGATGGTTATAATATAGGAATTACTCTGTCTGAAAATACTTCTGAATCTTCTCGTAGAGCAAGTCTTACTTTAACCTATGGTAGCAAGGAATTAGATATGGCAACTACTCAAGCAGGTGCTAGTGTTAGTTATAATTATTACTTTGGAGTAACTACGGACTTTCCTTCTGTAGCTGCTGCAGGTGCAACTCCTAAGGCAGTAATTAAATCTAGAAGACATAAAGTTGTGAATGGGGTAGAAGAGTCTTCCTATAATTTGGTAGAAACTTCAGTAATAAGTAAACCTAATTGGACTGGTACTTTATCCACTAAGGTATCAAGTACTACTGGTTCAGGGGCAGATTATGATGTTACTATACCAGTATATGAAAATACTGAAGCTAGTATACGAAGAGGTACTGTAGTATTACAACAGGGAGGTTCTGGTAAACAGCTTACTTTGAACCTTAATCAATTAGCTGCAAGTATTACTACTAGAGATTATATCGATTATGTAGAACCAATTCCAGATGGAATGTTTTCGGCTTTAGCTCGGAGTATAACTGTTACACTTCAATCTTATAGGGAAACCTTAATCAATGGTAAAGTAACGAGTAAAGTTGCAATTCAACCTGATTTTGATTTGGATGCTACCGTTACCGATTGGGCTTCTGTAAATTTAATTGGTGGTAATCCTACCAATTACGAATATGACTTTGAAATTTCAGTAAAAGAAAATACTACTAATCAAACTCGGTCTGGTAGTGTAATGTTTTACAATGGTACTGCTGAAGTAGAAAATGGTTGGGCATTTACCCAAGATGCTGCAACAATCTCTACAAGGTATGAAATATCTTGGACTGCAAACTATAGTAATGGTACAGTAGAAGAGAATGTAACTGAAGTTGAATTAGAGGGTACTACTGGTATGGAAAATTCTGTAAGAATGGATTTACACATACTAGAATATACTTCTATCAATGGAGTAGAAGGTACTCCTACTTCTTGGGATTCTAGAACCATAGCTGAAAATAACTCGGCAATAGCTTCACCAAGTGGTCAGGTATCTGCTACTCTACAATCGGATTCTGAAAATGCCTTTATAGGTATTAGTAATTCTGTACAGAACTTAGCAGAATATCCACGTACTCATACCATAACTTTATATAATCCTAAAGTTGTAATTAACGGTAAAGAGGTAGGAACAGTACCTACCATTACCTTATTGGTAAATCCAGTACCCTATCGGAGGATTTTTATATTCGGTTGGAAAGGAGCTGGTAATACTACTACTAATGTAATTCTGAGTGGTGATATTATGGATAGTGGTTCTGTTGCTAGTAGAGATATTATTTCTTATGCAAGTTTACAAAGGAATAATGTAGAATTTGCTAAGAAATATATCAAACCTACTTTAATACCACCTTCAGAAGATTGGTTACAAGTAATTGATAATGGTCAGAATTCAGATAATTCCTATAACTATGCCATTAGAGTATTAACCGATAACGAGGGAGAATCGGCTAGAAGTCAATCTGTAAGATTTGAACAACCTGGCAATGGTAATCAAGCCTTATATGCCTATGTTAGCCAAGACCCTAGAGATGAAGGATACCTGGGAGGGAGAGTAAATAATAACGGGCCTAGAACAATTAGATTAAATACCATAAAAGATGAAAATTGGGTTGGTAATATTGATATACCGTCAGGTAATTTTTATGGGCTCGGTACATTAGCTCAAGATGCTATCACAATTGAAACCAATATATCAGTGGGTGGTACAGATAGTAGTACTTATACTCAACAAGTAGAATTAAGTAACTTAAAGTTAAGTAAAAGCGGTAGGCCTGTAACTATTGGTAATGACCCAAATCGAACTACTGATTACGAATATCAATGGGAATTATACCCTTCTGCTGGTGTTCCTGCTGGTTTTACAGTAAATATCAGTATGTTATCTAGTGATGGAGATAATGATGATGGTATTCGTTTAGATATAAGAAAAAAGAATACTACTGTTTTTCCCATAGGAACCATAATTGGTACTTTAACTTTAACTCCTAAAGATCCGACTAAGTTACCAATCATTACTTGTACTGTATATCATAGATATTTTACTTGATATAAATAAAACAATACTGCGGTATTTATATACGTATAGGCCTATATACAAAATTAATTAACCTATGTTTAACCATTTAAAACTAAAACGTTATGGAACTAAAATCCGGAGAAGGCACTGTAGTGGTAGCCGACAGAGACCGTTGTTGTAATGATGGTTGTAATAGAAACTCAGGCCGGGGCTCTGGTTGGGGTGCAGTTGGTGGAGCATTGGTAGGTGGTGGCTTTGGTGCTGCTGCAGTTTCCGTATGGGACAAAATCAATGACACTAAAGCTGACATTCAGAAAGTAGAGTCTACTGTTCAGGAAGCAAAGGCAGGTATCTATAAAGATATTTCTGATGCTGCTAGAGGAGTAACTCAGGAAATCAGCGGAGTTGCAAAAGATGTTGCTGGTGTTGGTAGAGAAATCCTTAACAATCGTTTCATAACGGAAAGAGGACTTTGTGATTTGGGATACAAAACCAATTCCGATATCCGGGATTCTCGTGACCAAATGGGAGCAGGCTTCAATCGTGTTATGGACCGTCTTTGCCAGATGGAACATGAACAACAGAATTGCTGCTGCGAAACTAAAGGTTTGATTAAAGAAGTAAAGTCCGAATTGGCTCTTCAACTTGAACGTTGCTGCTGTGACCTCAAGAATGGCCAACAGGAAATCAAGTGTCTTATCGAGAACACTGCTAAAGACCAGGAAATTGCCCGTCTCAACCGAGTAGTAGATGCTCAGAGAGACCAGAACATTATCCAGTCAGTAGTTGCAGCTCTTAAGACTACATCCACAACCCCGGCTTAATAATGACCGTCGTCATTACGTAAGCCAGATTAGGAAGGAGTGCATCTTACATAGGTGTACTCCTTTTTCGTTTATACCCACCTAAAGATAAAACGATATGGAAAGTGAAGAGATTAAGAAAGAACCAACCAATGGAAATCAACTAAAAGATTTTACTATTCAACTTACATTGCCTGCTCCCAATGCAGAGATAGCAAAGGAAGTAGCAAATAAAGCACAGTCACTCATTGACCAATTTGGATACTATCAATTCTTAAACCTAGTAGACTTTATGCAAAGGAATCCAGGTGCAGTATCATTTGGTTTAAACTTAATTAATAAAAGATGAACATGGAAGATTTGATTTTTTCTAAATTGCAGAAAGGTGATACCATATACACCTTAGAGAGAGACAGACGTTCTGGGTATCCAATCTTTGATACCGCTAAAGTATTAAAAGTTGGTGAAAGTAAACCAAGAGCCACTGGCCCAGATGGAAGCTTTGCCGCAAATACAGAAATCTCTATTCAAGATTCTGTATCTGCTGTTACTATATACCTTCCCACAGATTTAGCAGAGGGTATTTATAATAATGTTTATTACACTACCGACTTACGCAATATCGTAAACGAAGTAAATATCCAAAGAACTAATGCCGTAAATATTCTCAATAACCGAGATAAATATGAGGCAATAGTTACTGAATGCGATAACATATATCATACCATTGAAGGTATGTTAACTCCTCAACAACAACCAGCTCCAGCTTATAAGCAAGAAGAATTTGAAGCTTTTAAAACTGAGGTAGCAGAGAAGTTATCCATGCAACAAGATATTCTTATGAAGATTGCCAGTGAGTTGGGATTAAATAAAAATAACAATGCCAAGCAAAAAGGTTAACATAAACCTCTCGAATAATCTATGTGATATTCAGATTTATGTAGACCCCGTTAAACAACGTCAGGCTGAGAGGTTGATTGCTAAAACTCCCAGTATTATGAAACTCGGTTATGAGTTAGGTACTAGGAAGTTTGGTAATCAACTTCTTCGTATAGTAAGACGTAGTTTAAATAATGGTCTACCTCCACCGGGTTCCAAAGTTTCTTGGCCTCCTCATGCTACTGCTACACTTAAGAAGTATGGAGCACATACCCTATTAAATCTTACTGGTCAATATGCAAGGTCAGTTACTATGGTAACTCAGAAAGACAGAACCTTTGTTGGTCTTCCTCCAGGATTAAGGAAGATAACATACTCTGGTAGAACTTCTCGAAAAACTCTTAATCAAATTGCTATCATGTTGGAATACGGTAGTAGAGATGGTAATCTTCCACCTCGTCCTTTATGGAAACCTGCTTTTGAGGCAGCCGGTGGAAACGTAGTTTTAGAGAAAGAGATACGAAATCAATTAAGAAAAGAACTTAGAAAATATACAAAGTAATGGCAGATTTTGAAGCAGATAAAACCTCTGGTACTGGTCCTGCACTTGTAATGGTACATCCGTTAAAAGTGAATGATACAGAAGCAGATAAAAAAGCCATCCTTACCATTACAGTTAATGGAGTACCTAAGACTGTAAACCTTATTCAAAAGAAAGGCAGCCTTAACTACGAATACAAATTAGAGGTAGATAAGGAAGCCATCAACCTATTGGGTAAGGGTGGCTCTGATACTTTGGCAATCACTTCTCAACGTAGGGAAATGATTAATGGTACACCCCAAGGAGATTGGGAAAATGTAGAGGTTACGGCAGAATTCTTAGAGGAACCACCCTTTACTGCTGGACTAAGATTTATGGACAATGAAGAAAAGACTCTAGAGGTATCCATTACTTCTAAGAATCACACAGAACAACTTCTTAGCGGAACTATAACTATCAAGCAAGTTGGTGGTCTAACTAAAACTGTAACTGTAACTCAAGCTGCTGGAGAAGTATCATATAGATACTGGGTAGAACCTGCTGCAGTTAATTTAGGTATACCAAAAGACCAAATCTTAAATGCTTACGAAACTTCAGCAGGATTTAGTATTACTGGGTATAGAAGTAAACTCATAGAAGGAAAACAAGTATCACAAGAGGTAATGGCTTTTAAAATACCTACTATATCTCAAACTCAACAAGCTGCAGATATTAACTCAGGTACTAAACTATACTATTGGATTACCGACTACGGTAATATAGCTAATTCAGCACAGGCTACTTTCTCAGCAACTGCCCGAGGAAGAAAAGATGCAGGAGCTATGTTTGGTAGTACTTCAGGAGGTTGGGAATGTATATTTACTGATGGTGGTACATACCAGTTTAATGTAATATTAATACCTCAATTAGTATAATATGGTAAATACAGAAGAAATCGTAGAAAGAACCTTTTATATTTGCCTATTACAAACAGCACTTAAGAAAGGTTTAACTCTTAACCCTGAAGACTACTTACCATTATCACAAGAGAATGAAAAAAGGTTTCAAGCAGATAAGGATGCTATGCCTAAATTCATTCCCATATTTGGTATCGGTAATAATCAGGTTAAGGGTGCAAAGACATGCCCTAGAATTACCATTGAATTGCAAGGGTTCTATAATGGTGATATAGGTGTGAACAAATATATCATTGGTGATAAACTAGCGAGTGGAAATTATCAAGCATCAGAATTTCCATACGAAACAAAAGATATAACTCTAGATATTCATCTGGTATCTAATACTCAAGCCGATATGAGATTGCTTCATAATATTATGTATGAAGCATTACCTTCTCGTGGATACGTAAGACCTTATTATAATAACTTAGAAGAATGGGAAGATGGTCGGGTAGCACCAACAGGAAACCTATTTATCGAAATAGGTAATTACTATGACCACCCTGACGAGAATCATGGTCTACTTGAAAAAGTATATCAGTATACTTGTAAGGATGGTATATTACCTGAGAGACTTGCTGAAGAAGGTGAACTTGTACCAATTCAGGATATATCCGTATTGATGGGACTAACCGAAAAGCAAGAGTCAGATTTACTTAACCTTAACGTAAAATAGCTCAATACTAGAGGGTATTAAATAAATGAGTAATTAACTTAATTAGTATAAATATGCCTAATTCACCATCTGTAAATTTCGAGTTTAAGAACGATAACGTTCTTCAAACTACTCCTATGTTAGGAGTTTCATGTGTATTGGCTAGAACTACTAAAGGTCCATATGATGACCCCTCAGAACTTATCCAATCTTTCTCTCAATTCCAAAGAGTCTTTGGTTCTGAGATAGTACCAGATGGTTCTGTATCAAACATCGAAAAGGCTTTCAATGGTGGTTCTAAGCTTCGTATTATTCGTGTACTTGGTAAGGGTGCAACCAAAGGTGTAGTATCTGCTGCAACAAGAGCTAAAGCTGCATCTGCTCCTAAGGCTGCTGAAGACGGTTCTCCGGTAGTAGCTTCTGCAACTCCAGAGGAACCCACGGCTTCTACTCTTTTCGAGTTTACTTCTGGTTCAGTTGCTGTTGGCTTTGGTTTGGTAACTAAAGGATATGGAGACCCAGTTGGTAGTGCTGAAACTTTCTCTGTGAATATTTACAAACAGGCTAACACGGTTTACTATCAAGTAATTAGTGCTAATGGCCAGGTACTTGAACAAGGTCCAGTAGTAACCTACAAAACTGCAGATAATAACAATGATACTTCTGTAGATTACCTTGCTCTGAGTGCATTTGCAAAGAACTCAGAATATATCGTTCCGGTATTAACTGAAAAGACAGAGAACATCAAATCTTGGAACAACTTCATCAAATGGTTAACTGATGATGTAGATGGGACAAGAAACCTAATTGATATTAAACTCAATGGTGCTGCTATCACTGCCGATGGAGTAAAATTGAATGGTACAATTGGTAGTGCCGGTAGTACTCCTACGGCAGACGAATGGATTGCTTCTCTGGAATTCGTTAAGGATTATGTAGATGTATATCAAATCTTCTGTTCACACATTGACCAACATCTTGAAGCATCCACTAATGTATTTAAAGTACACAAGGCTGCAGTAGATATGGTTAAAGAACTGCAAGAATATACCTACTACATTGAAGTACCAAAATATACTACTCACTATACTCAGGGTGACCAACCAAGAGACTTGAAATCAATCATCACTTGGATTCAGACTTGCCTTGGTACTGTAGGTAACAGTAAGTATGTTGCTTACTTCGGTGGTGGTATTAAATACTACAATGCTGACGGTAACTTGGTAGACTCAGATGTTCTGGGTACCATTGCAGGATTAGGAGATGCTTCTGCTTCTCAGTTTGGACCTTGGAAATCATTTGCTGGTATGAATCGGGGCATTATCTATGATGGTAATGGTCCAGTATGCCCAAATTATGGTTCTCCTTCAAGAACTAAGGAACTCAATGAGTTAGCACAGAATTATGCAAATATAATCTGTATCAAAGATGTTCCTAACCAAGGTAAACAAACTTTGCTGTGGCATTGTTTTTCTTCTCAGGTAAAACAGGATTCAGAAAGATTCCTTGCAATTGTAAGATTGAATCTGTATCTCAAAAAGAATCTTAGACCTATTCTAGAAAAGTATTTGGAAGAACCAAATATCTGGAACACTTGGAATAAGATTTATCTAGAAGTTAAACCAATGCTGGATAACTTGGTAGATGAAGATGCCATGTCTGAATACACCTGGATGGGTGACCAAGACGCTAACTCGTACAATGACTTATCGGTTAACAATGAAGCCGATGTTCGTCAAGGTAAATACAAAGCAATCCTGAAATTCAAGGATATCGTTCCGATGCAAGAAATCACTATGGGCATCTATATTGACCAGGCATCCAAGTCCGTATCTGTTCAGGACGTTAACGAATAAAATTAAGAAAACATGGGAGCAAAAGTAAAGAATCCAAGAAAGAAATTCCTTTGGAGTATCACATTCCCTAAGCACCCAATCAATACTTATCTGTTCCAAACTTGTACTTTGCCAGATGTAGAGATTGACCAGGTTGCTCATGGAGACGTTAACCGGGACGTTAAAACTGCCGGTAGAGTTACTGTAGGTAACTTAGTAGTAGGTAAACTTTTAACTACTGCAGGTTCAGATACATGGCTTCATGATTGGCTTTATTCATGCCAAGATATGATTGCTGGTGGAGGTTTGGTACCAAGCCAATACTGGGAAAATGTAATCGTAAATGAACTTGCTGAAGATGGAGTTTCCGTACTTAACACCCACCTCTTCGAAGAGGTATGGCCATGTAAGATTACAGGATTAGACCTGGACAGAATGGCTTCAGAAAACACTATCGAAAGTATCGAATTCTCAGTAGGTACTGTAGATAAGTATTAAAAACGCTTAGTCTATTTTCACTAAGATTTTTAGGTGGGAGGGGTGGGATTCCTAGAAAGGGCTCACCCCTTTCTTGTTGTTACAGCGAACACTATGAACTAAAGTATAACCAAATAACTTATTTAAACATGGAATTAAATTGTAGAACACATGAGTTTATAACCCCATCAGGTTATAAATTCTCAATCAGGGAACAGAATGGTGCAGATGAGGATATCTTATCTAATCCTATGGATGTAAGAAACCTTATGAACCTTACTAAGTTCATTCAGGCAATTGTAGTTGATACCGACTTTACTCCTAATCGTAGATTAACGGTAGAGGATGCAGACCGTATCCCTTTGAATGACAGATACTGTATCTTATTCCAATCAAGAATCTTCTCACTTGGTGATGAAGTAGAATTTGAATATGATTGGGGCCAAGAAGGCGGAGTACAAACTTACGGTCAATCCTTAAGCGAGATGTTATTCGATAACTATGGAGAATTTCCTACAGAAAAGGAATTGGCCGAAAAACCAAACGCTATCCCTTATTATCCAGAACAAGGTAAGCTTACCGATTACGAAGTAACTCTATCTTCAGGTAAGGTAGTTAAATTTGATTTGCTTACTGGTGCAGGAGAAAGGATGTTGGTTACTTTGCCCGTAGAAAAACAAACTCGCAATGCTGCATTGATTGCAAGGAACTTACATCTTCAGATTGATGGTAAATGGGAAAAGGTAGAAAGCTTCCATTTATTCTCAGTAAGAGATATTGCAGAGATTCGTAAAACAATCTTTGCTTATGACCCAGTCTTCGATGGTAACACAGATGTAGAACATCCAAGTATACCTGGAAGAATTGATAAATATCCTATAATGCTTTCACCGACTTTTTTCTACCTGACGGAAGCGTAGACCACCCAGGTACATTTACTTATATATGTAGAGCTGAGGTAGCCATTGACTATCTCAGCTTTTTGCGTCTTCCGTATAGAGAAAGGAAAAGATTTAAGGATATAGCCGATGAGTATTATGAAAACTTAAAAAAGAAAACTAGAAAATGATAGACAGAAGAAGCTTAGTCGAGGTCGGTGTTGCAATGGTATTAAAAGACCGATTCTCTAATGAGGCTGGCAGAATATCGAACTCATTTAGAACAATGATGAACGATATGAATACCTGGAATCGAGGTATTCAAATGTCAACTTCTAATGCTTTTGAGTTTGGAAAAGAATTGGTTGGAGGTATGGCAAGGGCCTACCAATATTCTGCAGGAGTATACGACCAAGTATTCTTAGCTTCTAAAATGTCTGGAGCTAATGCTGCTCAACAGGCAAGGCTAATGCAAGTAGCCAAAGAAGTCAATGAGGTAACTCCTCTTACTGCTGCAGATATTGCATCAGGCGAAAGGTACTTGGCAATGGCTGGTAACAATGTAGAGCAAATCGAAAGAATGATTGGCCCTGCAGCTAAGCTAGCTTCTATCTTCAGTATGCCTCTTGGTCAGAAAGGTGGAGTTGCTGACTTGATGACTAACATCATGCAGACCTTTAATATATCTTCACAGAATGCTACTCAGGTAGTAGACCAATTGGCAACTGCAGTAACCTCTGCAAATATTTCTCTAACAGACCTTGCCCAATCTTTCCAATATTCAGGAGCAGAATTTAGAAATGCCAAAATCAGTATGGGTGATGCAGCTGCAGCCATTGGAGTACTTGGTAATCAAGGTATCCAAGCTTCATCAGCTGGTACTGCATTAGCAAACATGATGCGCTATTTAACACTTTCCGTAACCGGGCAGAAAAAGGGAGGTGGTGAGATGCTAAAATCTTTAGGCATTGACCCAAAAACTCTAGTAGATGCCTCGGGTAATCTTTTGAGATTAGATAAGATTATATCTATATTGGGAGATAAACTTAGAGGTAAACGAGGAATAGATATCTCCTCTGCTCTGTTTAATATCTTTGGAGTTCGTGGTACAAGAGCTGCCTCAGCTTTACTTCAGGATTACTGGACTGGAGCTAATAAGCTTACTGAACTTATGGATAAGGTTGCAGGTGCAAGTGGTACAGTAGAAAATTTAACTCAAGAAAGATTACAAACTCCTGCAGGTATTATCGAACAGTTTAAATCAAACTGGGAGAACTTTATTGTAACTGCAGGTTCTACACTTGCTGAAGTCTTTAGCCCAGTACTTAAATTGGGTTCTGGTATCCTAAAGATTATTAACAGTATACAAGAAACTTGGGCAGGTAAGTTCTTGGTAAAGGTAGTTGCAACTGGAGCAGTAGTAGGTACTTTATATCAAGGCTTCAAATTTATTCAAGGTACAATCAAAATGATTGGTACTTTCCAAGCTTTAGCTACTACCGAGACCAATGGTATGGCAGAAGGTATGGTAAGAACTAATGTTCAAGCTACTATCCTTGAAGGTCATATGAGAAATATCTCTGCAATGATGATGAGGATGACTGCTATGCAAATGGCTCCAGGTAAATTCTTTGCATTGCCAATGGGAGGTGCTATAGGTAAAACCAAGAAAGGTACTGTAGTAGCAAGAGATGCAAGAGGAAGATTTACTTCAATGAGTACACTTGCAGGAGCAGGTGTTGGTGCAGCAGTAGGTTCTAATGTAACTAAAACTGCAGGCCAACAGATTGCTAAGAAAGGTGCTATGGGGTTTGGTGCTAGATTACTTGGTGGTAGACTTTTAGGATTCTTAGGTGGGCCTTGGGGACTACTAGCTTCTATAGCTATCCCTGCATTGATAGAAGTAATCGGTGGTCTTACAAGTTCTGTAGATAATAACACTGCTGCATTAAACTCAGAAGAAACCAAAGCTTCTATTCAAGACAGAAACCAACAAGCATTTATTGATGCAGTTAGAGGTGCAATCAGAGATGGATTCAAGGATTCAAGAATTAATATATCAGTAGATGGAAACGAAGCTGGAGACTTTGCTCCTGGTGGTCAACAGGATTTTACTGGTATATCTTTAGGATTAAACTAAACAATCATGGCAAGAATATTAAATCGGATAGCAGGTGGGGTTGTTGAAAAATACAATGACCTTACCAGAGATTCTGCAGGAGTTCTTACTGGTCCTCTGAATAAGCTTTGGAGAGCAAGAATTTATCTCAATAGAGCAACTTCTACATTGCCTAAAGATACTGCAGATAAAGGGAAGGTATATGACCCTAATAACCCATTTGGACCAAGAGCTAGTTCAAAGAATCCTAAGTTAAACCAAAGGATTCAGAATCAATATCGAATGGAATTAAAACATCAAGTAGAAGGTGGAGTTCCATTCGGATATGAAGAAATGGACCCAGCTAAAGGTCAGAGTGTTACAAAGAATAAAGAACTTTTCTTGGTAATGCCTGAGGTAAGAAGCATGAATCAAGTAGTGATTTATAATCTTACTGCTAGCCCCTATCAATATATCACTCTTCAGAATAGACCACCATCAATTGATTTTAGAGGAGAAACTACTTGGGCAACGATTAAATCTATGGGACGTAATACTCCTATGTATCACTTTACTGGTAGTGAGGATATAATTCAATTCAATGTATCTTGGTTTTGTAATGACCCAGATAATCCAAAAGAGGTAATTACTAAATGCCGATTATTGGAAATGTGGACTAAGGCAAATGCTTATCAGGCAAGCCCTCCGATTCTAAAAATCGAATGGGGTAATTCTGGTATATTTGATAATCATCAATACATTCTTACATCTGCAACTTATACTCTGAATAACTTTAGGAATGCCTCAAGGACTAGAGTAGCAGGTAAGTCAAGTACAATTGAGGATTTAAAGTTATTGCCCTCAGCTGCAACTCAGGAATTAATCTTCAAAAGGGTAAGTGCTTATAACTTATCTTATCAAGACATTGTAACTGAAGAAGATTTAAAGAATACGAAAGGAATACAGATATGATAGACTTAAATCAATACATGACAGGAGCAAGTCCTTATGATGGAGCTATTGCTCTTAAGTATGATGAAGGAGATTATTCTTTAGAGGTAACTCCCCCAAACGTTCCTTATACTGATAACGATAAACAACATACTGTATTGGATGGAGAAACTATACAGAATATTGCCTATCGTTATTATGGTGATTCTGGTAAGTGGTATTTGATTGCCGAAGCTAATAATATCTTGAACCCTTTTCAAGAATTAGAACCTTATCAAATTTTAAGAATACCAATGTATGGCTGAAATTAGAAAACCTAACCAACCAATACTTTATAATGGAACAGCAACACCTTACATGGCTCTGTTCAATTCTGGAGGTATGCCTATAATGAATCCCATTACTGGCATACCTCTTGGCGCTTATATAAGTAATTGGAGCTACAAGTATGATGAGGAGAAGGAGAACTTAGCTACCCTTACATTTGATACTGGAGACCCAGATACAGTAGATATCGAGGACCTTCAGGAAAGCTCGATTATTTATCTTCAGTGGGGATACATATACCCCGATGGTCAATTTATCTCTAGCCCAGTACGCAGTATTAAGGTTAGAGATTTGGATTGTGTATTCGATTCCACTGGTACTCATGTGACAATTAAGTGTATAGATACAGTTGGGGATTTAAGATTCCAACCACCTTACACTCATTCAGATTTATCGGAATACAGCTTATCCAACTTTTTGGATAATGGCTGTAACAATGACATAGGCGTAATCATAGAAATATTTCAGTAATGGCTAAACAAGTAATAAGTAATAAAGTTTACGAGTCACTACAGGTCCCGACAGAACAAAGTCGAAATACTACTGGAAAGATACTTTACGCTAACAGGTTTAGTGGAGTAGCTCAAGTAGCTATGCCAAGTGATTTAAAGTCTCTGATAGATAGTGACTTAGGATTAATAGGTAATAACATCTTGGTTCAATTAGAACAAAAGATGAAAGGGTATGCAAATGGTCCTTGGTATATTGATTCTAGGGATGGTGTAATATACATACACAATCGTAAGTTTACTCAAGAACCCGAATATACTTACATATACCAACAAGAAAATGGTGAGGTACTTAGAGTATCTTTCACTATGCAAAAGATAACTAAAAGGGTAAAAGCTCAATTAACTCAAACAATAGACCCAGAAGATAAGGGTTTAGTTGTAGGTTCTACGGATACTACAGAACCTGAAAGAGAGAAAGAAGAGATATCTTTATTCAAACCCCTTAAATCTCCCCAAGATAATACCGAAGTAGTACCTTCATGGGATTATAGAACTGGACAGAATTTTGGGTTGGGACATCCTCATCCCATTACTGTATCTCCAGAAATAATAGCTAGTCATAAACAGTATGAAGCTAAAGTAAAAAAATCTAGTTCTGCAATAAAAGAATACGGTTCTCAAAAGCCTTATGTTGCTTATAATGCAGGTAAACAAGAAGCATTGGATAATTTAAGTACTGAGCAATATCGTGAGGCAATTAATACTGCTGTAAATAATCTACCGAACGATAAGAAAAGGGTTATTCAAGAAATCTTAAAGAACTCAAAGAACGGTAAAGAGTTAGAAAGTAATCTTAGGCAATTACTAGAAAACGAAAGATACTTATTTACTGGAGAATACAAAATGGAATACCTTGCAGAAGAATGGGTAGACCCAAGAGAATATGACCCGGAAGGTATGACACCTCTCCATATGATTGACCTTAGAGATACTCAGGGCAATAAATATAAGATTGCTTCAGCTAATGAGCAATCTCAAAGAGGTATATCTGCAATGGAAAAAGACCCATGTATTATGGTGTACCCTGATACATATGAGTTAAAGTACTCTGGTGATGGAGTTACTACTCCTACAATGACTCGAAAAGTTAAAGCTAGGGTTAAGATACGAAGAATGAAGAAGGTACCATACTTAGTACCTATTTATAAATTGTATCATAATCTTTTTGGTAGATATGGTGGAGCAGATAAAGTTACTTGGGCAATGAATGCTAATGCTAACGGTGGTCTTAAGATATCCGAAAGAAAACTAGTATGCCAAATGACTGTAGTAGGTAGACCCTCATTACAATCTTCTCAGGTAATTTACCTGGATAACGTTGGAAAAAGGTGGTCAGGTTTTTGGTATATTAAATCTGTACAACATTCAATGGATGCTGGTCAAGGTTATCTTTGTACTCTTGATTTGATTAAGAACAATGCAAGAGATGGACAAACTACATCTATGACTCAACTTAGTACTCAGGATATTGTAAGTAATGATGCTAAGGATTCTGCTAAAACTGATTTTGGTAAGAACAAAAAGAATACTGCTAATGCTTCTGATATTGTACATGATTTTACCTATAATGAAGTAGTATACTTTGTAGAAAGGTTTATGGATGATAAGGGTAGAATTATTGATAAGAAAGGTGCAGGAGAGTTCTTACAGAATAAGTTCTATTATGACGAGATAAATGCTAAAGACCCAAAAGCTCTTGCTGCAGGTACCGTTCGTACAGAAGGCACAGTAGTAACTTCCAACGGTACTGCACTCTATGGTAAAACTAATGTCATAAAGGCAGACCAATCAAAGGTTACTCCTTCTATGAAAGAAAGGTATAACTTCGATGAGTTTAATTGGGCAATGAAAGCTTATGAACGATATAAATCCAACAAGAAATAATGTACTCAACAGCTAGATTACTAACAGAAGAGGGTATCGAAGGTTTAGGTAGATACTACTCTATCTACCGTGGCATAGTGGTAGATAATAATGATACGGAGAAACATATGAACCGTATTAAAGTATGCTGTCCTGAAGTTATGGGTGGAATCATTACATGGGCTTTTCCTAAGGGCCAACATGGTTCTATCAATAATGGGTTCAAGTACTTAGCTCCTAAAGTTGGAGATATAGTATTTGTCACATTCGAATTTGGAGACCCAACTAAACCTCTATGGGAATATCATGGTTGGGGACTACAACAAATACCAGACCCTTTGGATGGTCCTAATAAAATGGGTATTATAACTCCAGAAGGAAATGTAATGGTACTTGATGATGATAATGGAAAGCTAACTGTTTATATAAATGGAGATGTAGGCATTGCTGCTAAGGGAAACATTTCTATTCAAGCACAAGGAGATGTAAGTGTAGGTTCTGGTGATACAGTAATCTTAAATAAGGGAGAGAATCAAGGAGTAGTTAATATCAAAGAACTAACCGAGAAACTCAATAATACCATTAAAGAACTGGAAACTCTAAGAGCTCTATTCAATTCTCATGTACACTCTGGTGTAACTACTGGACCAGGTTCTTCAGGTCCTACTGTAACTCAAGCAAGTCAACCGTTCTCTACTTTCAAACAAGAAGATTATGAGGACACTAAATGTATACACTAATGGATAACTATCTTACTAACATTGTTGGAAAGGGTATGATATTCCCTATTCAACTTACGAGAAATGAAAAGGGTGAAACCGGTTGGTATCCCGTTAATGGTGATATGGCTTTGGTAAGAAATAATATAAGCTCTATAATGTATTATTTAATAGGACAACGATTTCGACAGGAAAACTTTGGGAATCGCCTATGGGAATGTATAGAGGAGCCAAATACACAAGCCCTAAGTTTTATTATTAAAGAGTTTATTAAAAGCTCAATTGGTGCATGGGAACAAAGGATTACCTTTAAAGGTATTACCGTTTCTAGACAAGGTGCTAAAATAAACATAGAAGTTCATTATGTAGTTAATGAAACTTCTACTAGTCAGTACCTGTACCTGACCTACGATAAAAATGAAAATTCATTAAACTCTTATTAATATGGGAATCACTAATAAATGGCTCAACCCTTATCAGAGGTCTTACCAACAGATTAAGGCCAAGCTGATAGAATCACTTACGAATATCAAAGACAAAGATGGCAATGTACTCGTAACTGATTACTCGGAAGGAAATATCTTAATCATTATCCTTTCATTATTTGCGGCAATTGCCGAAGTTCTTCACTACTACATTGATAATATGGCAAGGGAATCATTCTTGCCTACTGCTCGTAAATACAGTTCAGTAGTTAAGCATGGTGCTTTGGTAGATTATCATGCAAGAGGTGCTATTGCAGCATCAGTAGATTTGGTAGTATCTCGAGATGTATCTGGAGATTCTATTGGTGCTAAGTTAACTATACCTTCTGGAACTTTATTCACAGACTCTAATGGTAACAAATGGCTATCATCTAGAGACGTAACTTGGTATGCTAATGTAACTACTTGTAAAGTTCCAGTTGTACAACACGAATTATATACGGAAAGCCAGATAAATGGTATGGTTATACCTTCAGATGAAAGGGTAACTATTACTCTTGGTACACTACCTAATGGTAAGTATTACGAACATGGAACTATGAGTATGAAGATTGGTGGAGAATCTTGGGTATTGGTAAACACCTTTGCTTACTCAAAACCAACCGATAAACATTTCATGGTTACCATGGATGAAGCTTTAAACCCTTATATCTTATTTGGTGATGGTAAATATGGACAGAAGCCAGCAGCTAATGCCAAAATATCTGAAGTTAAGTTCTACCTTACTACGGGTATCAATGGTAATGTAAAATCTGGTATGATTACTTCTGTACCAACAGTTATATCTTCATCAGTTACTGATGCTACAGTATCTAATACTTATGCTGCAGGTGGAGGTTCATCATACGAAAATTTCAATATGCTCAAGGAACATATACCCTTGAGTGTAAAGACTATGGGAGTTGCTATTACCAAACAAGATTTCATAGACTTAGCTAAACTAGTTGATGGAGTTAGTAAGGCAAAGGCAGAATATGAATGTGGTAGAAAATTAATTGTTTATATATCTCCAGATAATGGTGCTACTGCTGACTCTAATCTTATTCAAAAGGTATATGATGTATTACATCAGAACTCACCTCTTACTACTTGGTTAACAGTTAAGTCTGCAGGTAAGGTAAACATTATCCTGGATGTAGAGGTTACTGGGAAGAAATCTTATAAAACGTCGGAAATACAATCTCAGATTCTAAGTGCATTGTTTAATGCTTATTCTCCGGAAGCCTCAGACATTGGTGGCAGCGTAAGAATCTCTGATATCTATGCACTTATAGATAATCTTGAATCGGTAGATTATTTACACTTGAAGAAGTTTTATACTAAACCCTGGCCTACTACAGTATATGGTAACAAAGAATTAATCCTTGGTCAATTCCAATTGGATGAAGCTAATGGTAGTATGTCTTATTTTATCTCTTTCTCTTCAGGTACTCAATTTACAGTACGTTCAGTTAAAGGAGGTTTTTCTTATGATGGTCAAGTAGGTAAGACTACACAAATCAGGGATACTATAAATGGGTTTATCTTTGCCCTTGATATCCAGGACAATGGTTATCAATCTGGGTTTAGATATACTATAACCATTGCAGAACCAAACAAGGATTACACAGACCCTGGTTATAATATCCCAGTATTCGAAGACTCAAGTCAGTTAACACTTAAAGTAAACGAAATAGTATGATAAATCTTAAAAACCTAATTGATTTCTTACCTTTCGAATTTAAAGAGCAAGATACTTATAAAGTCGACGGTAAGGGCATATTAGAAAGATTTCTAGAAATTTGTGGTAACTATTTCCAAGAAGATATAACTAAAGATATTGATAATATTCTAGATATAATTGATATCGATAAAACTCAGCAGAGGTATTTAAACTACCTCTGGGAGTTCTTGGGAGCATTGCCATTTGCTAGAACCGGAGAACATAAAGGAGTTCCCAACTTAAGTGATGAACAGATTCGAACTATCTTAAAGTATTCAATCTCATTACTTAAGATTCGTGGCTCAAGGAAGTTCTTCGAAATTCTTTTCAATATGTATGGGTTAACTTGTACCATTACAGACCCGACAGATGGAGCAATGGATAAATGGGAAAAGGTAGACCCCTTATATGATACCGATTATTCTCAATATGACAAGTATAACTATGATAAGATTTATGGTTGTGCTCAATGTATAGAGGTAGGTATTTCTATAAGTGGTCATGGCTTTACTTCTCCTACCTCAGAGTTCAAAGCTTTCAAACAATCAATCGATAAACTGTTCGATAGGTTCTTGCCTTATAATGTATCTGGTAAGATTGCTTATGGATTTGACTTAGCCTATAATTATAAGATTGTAGCTGAGCCACTTATCAGTCCTGCAAAGATTGTAACCGGGCATATAACTGAAGTACCTATCAGAGTAACAGTTACATCAGATTATGATGATGCTGATTTAAGATACCAGGTAACTGGGTATGACCCATCGGAGAACAAATGGAGTTCAAAGAAATATGAAAGTGGTTCTATCTTCTATGCAAGAAAAGGTGACCAAAGATATTACTTCAGGAGCGTAGGAGATAATTCAGTAACTACCCATGTAGATATAGGTTTAGAATACTACACTAAATCTTATCATATCTATGCCGACATAGTTGAGGGAGGAACAGACCCAGATAACTTGGTAATTACTGGTACTAATCCCGTAATCAAAGTAAAGGTAACTGCTAATATGAATTATCAGGGCAATATTAAACCCGTATCTGTACAGTTACTTAATACTTATGAAACTAAGGATTCTGGTTCTATTTGGGAAATAACTTCTGCTGGTACTTATGAATGGGTTATTTCAGACTTCCCAGCAAAGAAAGTAACCTTAACCGTAACTGCTATTGCTACTAACTACACAGTACTCTGTAAACCAAGAAACATTAATCTTACCAACGGTGAAAAGTCTTTGATAACTATTCGTTCTTCAGATCCTAACGAAGATACAAGTCAACTTATTGCCGTATGTATTTCAGACCCAGGTATTTTAGTTCGTAATGGTCAAAGATGGGCACCAACTACTACTGGTACATTCCAATTTAGATGTACTAAAGATGACTCAGGTAATGCTAGTAATTATGGTACAGTAGTAGCTTACAGATTAGGTTATACGATTAACTACGATATAGGCGTATCAAACAAACGATTAAACCTAAATGCTCAAGGTTCTGCATCAGTTAATCTTTGGGTTACATCTGGTATTTATTATTCTACTTTCGAAAGTGCAAACTTAGGTAGTTATTTTGATACCGAAGTGACCATTTACAAAAAGAATACCCAAGGTACTTGGGTAAAACTTGGTACTTTAGAATTAACTAATCGCTATGTAGTTGGTCCTGATTTCTACTATGGTAGAAGTACAGAATACCAATTTAATGAAGCTGGAAGTTATAAACTTGAATCGGTGGGTGATGCTAGTAAGTCTGTAGAAGTAGAAGTACTTGCTTATATACCTACTCCTCAATCCTACTTGTGGTTAGAACCTTTGAATGAAGAGGATGAGAATTGGTATGAATTAGAACCTTACTCTGAAGCAGATGCAGGAAAGTATATCAAGGCAGGCTATCAATTAACCAAATCCAAGAATTGCCAATTCTACCTACGTTGGGGAGATGGTGGTAATATGATAACTGGGATTGACTTAGAGGGTTCATCTGAGAAATACAATTCGAACACTCTTATCACTTTCGATAAAGCAGGTAATTATGAGTTTTATTATCAAGGTTCAGTAGTAAGCCTTACGATTAAGGATGTTATACCTAAGTATATTTTAACTTGTAATCCAGTAAGTGCAGAACTAAGCAAAGATGTACAAGAAGTATCTACTATCGTAACCTGTACTTCAGATACTGGAGAAGTTTCAGATATTGTATATGAGACAGCTCCGGATGTGGTTCATCCAAGCCCTTATCAATTCTTTACTAATTTACCAGGTAAACATACTTTCTATGTGAAAGCTAATCCTGCAGTTAAAGCAGTATTCATAGTAAACCTGTTGGATGTAGTTGATAAGACAGAACTTACTTGGGAATCCAATGATATTTCGGAACAAGGTATTAATATATTAGTTCCGGAAGGAACAGAATGGTCACTTAAAATAGAATAAACAAAATGGAAAACAGCTCTTTTAACACATTATTTAAAACTGGTATCATTGGATTCACTTCTGAATGTTATGCCATTATCTTTGATTTGAGGTGGATGATTTTATTAGCCTTTGTACTAATACTTACAGATTTTTGGTTTGGGCTATCTGCAAGTAGGGCAAAGAAGATTGAAATAAGAAAATCTAGAGCCGGGAGAAGAACTCTTAATAAAATCATTGATTACCTGTGTTACATCTTACTGGGTGCCGTAATAGGTAAAGCCATCGGAGAACCTTACGGATTAAATCCAATAACAGTATCTATAACGGTAATGGTATTATGTTACTGTTTTGAAATAGATAGTATTTATAATCATATCTGTACTTTACATGGTGTAGAAAAGAAGTACAGTATCTGGTCTATCTTTTGGAAATTGATAACCTTCAAGTTCAAGGCTATAGGAGAGGCTTTCCAAGATATGAAAAACCAATCGAAAGAATATAAGAGTAATAACAATAACGAAGATACATTATGAAAACCTATTTTGATTATGAAGGTATAATAAAGTCTAAGGATGCAGCTGAAGCTATAGCTGCACCAGTAGGCATTGGCCCATTTTGTGGATTTGGTTCTGCAACGATTGTAAATAATGCAATCACTCTCTTGCCTAATGGAGAACCTACTTCTCCTGCATATCAAGCAATAAAGGATAGAATCCTTTCAAGGTATATGACTAAAGCTGCAGATTCTGGTGAAGGCCCAGATACAAATTTTGGTTGTATAGCAAGGGATGGTACAATCTATATTTCTGATAGTGCTAATATTAGTATACCTAATATTGAAGGCTCAAAGGGTTCTAATGAGGATGTGATTGTATTTGCTTACCATACACCTTTGGAAGAGCCTGTACAGAACCCAGTACAGTTCAGAGCTTTCTGGAATGAATCTAATTCGTTCTATTCTCTGTATAAGAAATCAGTAGACCCATTATACCCAACACCCAAGGATTCTAGAAACCTGTCAAAAACAAATGTATTAGAAGATAATGAATTATCATATGAGTCTCTAGTGAATAGAGCTATGGCTTCAGTATCTCAAGGTTTGGTAGACAAATCCTCAATGGTATTAATTGGTATATATGGGCAAGGTACCAACTCAATGGATAACACAGTAGAGAAATATTCTATTGTTCCTTATGCAGGAAAGTTTCCCCAACCAGTAGAATATAATACTGCTATCCATGGAATGCAACAAGCCAATATAGAAACTCTCTTACGACTATTGCAAGGATTCCCAAACTTTGATATCAAGGCTTACATTGATGAAAAGCTTGGTGGTATGGCAGGAGCTAATATACCAAGAGGACTAATTGCCATGTGGAATGGAGTTTCTGTACCAGAAGGTTGGGCTTTATGTAATGGTCAGATTGTAGAAGACTTACAGACACCAGACTTATCGGGTAAGTTTATTGTTGGCTGGTCATCAGGTAATGAGGATTACAATTTGATTGGTAATACGGGTGGCCAAGAAAAAGTAACTCTTTCAACTCAAGAGATTCCATCTCACGTTCACAATTTCGCAGATGCTTACTTTATCGAGGCTCATTCAGATTTGGTGGGAGCTAATGGTACTCAATGGATTGGTAATAACCTTTCTGGTAGTAATAAAACTGATAGAGATAATTCTTATGTATGCCTATGGGACCATGATACCAGGGCTGCAGGTGGAGGTCAACCTCACGAAAATAGGCCACCGTACTACGTACTGGCATATATTATAAAACTATAATAATATGTCTTAACTACTTATATTGTTGACAAAGAACTTTTAATTTATGATGTTGAGAAAGGGACGTTGGGAAACGCCCCTTTTCTTTTGTGTTAGTAGTGAAGTTCTTCCTTAGCTTTCTCTTCCCAATATAAGATATCCTGTTTGAGTTCTCCTATGTATTTAACTGACTTCTTAGTTCTAGGCATATCAAAGAACTCAACCAACATTATATTGGTGATTCTTTCTCCATCCTTAATTCGTTCCTTAATATAAGGAGGTGGAGTAAGTAATACTTCAAATACCATATAAGCATCGGGAGATAACTTCTCTTTCATATACTTATATAATAATTCAAGCATTTCTTCCTTAGCCTTAACTTCTTCATCGTCATCCTCTAACTCTTTATCATTATCAAATAAGTCTTCAAGTTTGAATAGGTTCTGATTGTATTCTGCAATCTCTCCATAGGCAAATCGAAGAAGCTTATTCTTAAATGTAGCAAGAGAAGAAAGGATTCTTGCTTTAAGATGTTCTTCACTACAAGTACCATAGTACTTATTAAAAACAAATAACATTTTATCCCAGAAATAAGAAGATATTATATCTGGAGTAAGGTTAAACCTTTTGTAATCAATCTGTTTGGTAAGGTTCCGAATAACTGGCTTACAAACTTTGTATAACCGATTAAACATTGCTTCATCATAATCCTGCATGGGTTTTAATCTATGAAGCTCTGAACCATTGTTTCCATTACATTTCCTCATATTCTTTAAGTATTTCGTTATGCAAATATAATAAATATATTTTATATAATATAAGAATATCAAAAAATTTCACCGAGCGGCTGAGGATAAGAAGACTAGATATTGTGGACATGAGTTCAGAACTACACGAGGACTATCAAAATCTATTAGTATATAATATTGCAATATAATAATGTATGAAAAAGAATAAAATTAAATTTAGTTTTGCACCTGACTTCCAGTTAGAGATTCTCAGGTTCATCATTCAAGATAAGGAAGGAGGTTTAGTACTAAGCAGAATAAAACCAAGCTACTTAGTACTTATCGAACATTCCTTAATATGTGAAGGTATACTTAAATACTTTAAGAAGCAAAGAAAGATACCATCACAGAATGTCCTTAAACAAGTACTCAGAGAAATGCTAGAATCCAAAAACTATGTTGACCTGGTTACTAAGGACGATATCCCAAACATCGAGAAGGTTATCAAAAATCTTTATTCAATTCAATTATCTGATTCAGAATATATTAAAGAGAAAATCTATCAGTTCTCTACTTATGTTGAAATGAAGAACTTAAATGATTCATTCGACTTAGATAACTTTGAACAGTACGAAGAATATTCTAGAAAGGTAGAGAAGGTTTTACAAAGAAGTAGACCTAAACAGGAGGATGAACCTTTATTCATGATTCGAGATGTTACTGAACGTCAATTTAAAAGGCAGGCAGAACCCTCAGTAGTACCATGCCCATTTAGGCAACTAAACGATTTAACCAATGCGGGAGGATTCCCAGGTGCATCAATCAATGTAATCTTGGATAAACCTAAAGCAAAGAAAACATTCTTCATGGTTAACCTTGCAAGAGGTTACCTTAGAATGAAGAAGTCAGTTTATTATGTGGATACAGAAAATGGTCAAGAACAAATCATGGACCGTTTCATTCAATCCAGTATCAATAAAACTAAGAAGGAATTATATACTGGAGATTATGATAAACTCGAGGCTAAGCATTTAAGAAAACTTGCAAGGTTTGGAGTTGAATTAATCGTTGAAAGAGTACCTGCATTAATTACTGACTGCAATTATATAAGGGAGAAGATACTTACTCTTAGGAGCCAAGGGATTGATATTAAGGTATTGATGGTTGACTATGCAGGGAAGCTTGCTTCTATTGCAAAGGATAAAGAGGATTTTGATAGAATCTCAAATGTATATATTGACTTACAGAATCTTGCTGAGGATTTGCATTTAGATGTTGTATGGACTGCTCATCATATTACTCGTGAAGGTAAGAAACACCAAGCAACTAAATATGATGAGAACGATATATCTGGTTCTATTGCCATTGTACGTAATGCTCAATTCATTATGGGTCTTAACAGTACAGAGCAAGAAGAGAAAGATAATATCCTTCGTTCAGAGATTGTAGTACAAAGGGATGGTCTTCCTTCTGGTAGAGCCTTATTTAGGTGTGATGTAGAAAGGCAAAGATGTACAGAGTTTACTAAAGAACAAAGAAAGAATTATGATGAAGTATATGGTAAGAAACTTGAAGAATCTTTTAAGAAAGGTAATCCTGATGCTGATTCCAAGAAAAGGGAAAGGACAACTGGAGATATATAAATGCAAACTCGGTATTCATGATTGGGTAACCGAGCATTGGTGGGAAACCCGACAGAAACCTCGAAGAGCTATATTTTCACACAAAGGAGGTAGAAAGAGGGCTCAGTATTATAATAAGTATTGTACGAGAACCTATTGTAGAATCTGTGGTAAAAAGAAAAAGAGGAATGAGAACTAAAAATGTAGAAGTAGTAAAAGACAGATGGACTGATGGATTAGCTTTAGAAATATCTCATAATGGTTGGCAAACAACTTCTATCAGTAACTTAGACGTTGAGGATTTAAAGAGAATACGAAAAGTAATTCGTAAAGCAATTAGAGACCATGAAAATAACAATAACAAGAGACGGTAATGTATTTAAAGATAATATCTTACTAAAACCCAGATTAATTAGAGGGTATTTAAAAGTCAAGATAGAAGGTTCGACTTATTCAGTACATAGATTAGTAGCTATGACTTATATACCTAATCCCAAGAATAAACCCTGTGTGTGTCACAAAGATAATGATAGGACTAATAATCGGGTAGAGAATTTATATTGGGGTACTTATAAAGAAAATACCCAACAGTGTATTCAAGATGGTAGATTTAAACCAGGAGGTCGAGATATACTTGACGAATTTAGTATCAACTGTTTACTTTATGAGTATAATCTTGGTAAACCCCGGTCGATTCTTAAAAAGAAATTTGGGATTTCTGATTCAGCTATTACTCGTATTATAAATTTAAAGAGTAAACCTAAGTTTGGAAATTATAAGTTTAAAGCTATATACCAAGACATTATGAATGATTATCAAGAAGGTATGTTAGTTAGAGATATATGTAACAAATATTCTATAGGGCATACCACTTTAAATAATTACTTACGTAGGTTAAATATAGTTAGGCATAGATGAAAATTACTAATAAATTTAAATCCCAGTTAAAAACCTATTTTATCAAGAGGTTAGGTGCTTTTGAATATCGAAGAGGCTGGATGAAACTCCCAGTATGCCCATACTGTCATAGGGAATTAAAAATGGGAGTTAACTTATCAATGTATAGAACCAATTGCTTTAGATGTAATGAACATCCGAATCCTTCACAGTTGGTTATGGATATAGAAGGATTCGATACATACCATGAACTAATTAATTTCTTAAATAGTGGAAAATTTGATGAGCTTGAATTTCACGAAGAAAAGGTTGAACTTGCAGAAGCTAAGCCTTTGTATCTACCCGAAGGATTCAGAATCCTTAACCTTGGCCAGTCACAAGTTGCAAAAAGCATTAGAGGATATGTCAAGAGCCGTGGCTTTGTCATCTCTGAGTTGTCTAAGCATGGAATTGGCTATGCGACAAAGGGGGCTTACTTTGGGTACCTCATTATACCCTTTTATTACAGAGGACAACTTAGATATTATAACGCGAGAAATGTTATCGGGCAAGGTCCTCGGTATAACAACCCTAACAAAGATATCACAGGAGTTGGCAAAGAATTTATCATATTTAATTATGATGCGTTGGAGATGTATAGGTCGGTATACATCTGTGAAGGTGCACTCAATGCCCTTACTATTGGAGATAGAGGAATTGCCACAATGGGTAAAGCTATATCTGGATATCAAGTCAATGAATTACTTAAATCCTCATGCGAAAGATTTATTATATTGCTGGACCCAGACGCCAAGAAATACGCAATCAATCTTGCGCTCAAACTTGTTGCCTATAAAAAAGTCAAGGTGGTGTTTTTACCAGAAGGAAAAGATGTAAACGATTTAGGGAGAAAGGAAACTCTTAGGTTAGTATATCAAACAAGGTATCAAAGTTATCAAGATTTAATTCAAATCCGAAACTCTTTGGAGTAAGGATTACCTATTATATTATATAACTTAAAATATTAATGATATGATGAAGATAATCGATTATGTAATTAAGACTTCAATAGTTTTGGCTGCTCTTTTAATTATGGGATATTTCTTCCCAGTTGTAAGTTGGTTTGAAAAACCCCAACCAAGGAAGAATATGGTTTTCAGATGTGAGATGGTTGATGGTAAAGTTAGGGATTATACTTTAAACTTACCCGAAAATGTTACTTGGTATGTAGGTACCAGTAGAGGTTCATATTATGTATCATTTGGTTCTCCCACTAAAAACCTTTATGGGAAAAAATGCCCAATAGATAATAACGAGGGTTGTATTAATGGTGTTTTAGTTTGTAATAGAGTAAAATGAGAGAACCCAGTATTCACATTACTAAGTCTCAATTTGAGGAAATATTAAATACCTTGGAGGTAGATAACTTCCCAGTTGAGGCTTTTTTTGTTATTGCACGAAAAGAGGCAATAAATACTAGAGCAGTGGTTGTTTCTAATAAAGGGACAACTAAGAAAGTAACTAATATATTACTAGCATCTAAGGGTAATGCTTCCCTTGTTGCCGATATATTATATGCTACTCGTATAAAGCTTAAGCATAGAGGAGTTCGTAAAATAAACGAAAGTAATACAAGGGAATGGGCTTTATGTAAAAAGCTTGCTGAGATATGTAATACCTTTTGTGAGGATTTTAAATTTGATACTCGGGAAGGATTTATTAAATACATTGAGACTGGTTTAAAGAGGATGACAGATTATCGTAATGTTATGCAAAGGTTAATATCCATGCAGGATAACATTACTAATCAAACAGAAGCTGAGATTAAATTACAGTCAGCAGATTTAGAACTCACTGCTAAGGTACATGATTACTTTGTAAGTAAGATTGCTAAAGCAACTGGTATATATGAATCATATGAAAAGAATCCTGAAAAGTATGTTCACTTTGCTTATGTAGCAGCATTCTTAGAGGAAGAAGGTTGGGATTATAAGGATTTCATAGATGCTCAGTTTGAATCTCTAGCATGGTGTAATGGTCTACCCGATATTGCTCAATTATATACTGATAAAGCAGTAGAAAGGTATAATAAGTATTTATATAAAAATAAGAATAAAAAATCCTTAGAGGAACCTCAAGTTGAGGGCTCTCTCTGGGATAAGATTAATAATTAAAACATAACGTTATGAAAGCTTTAAAATTTTTAGGTAACAGAGTAGAGGATGCAGCTAATGCTTTTATTGATGTCCTCAAGTATTCGGACCAGTCAGTAGATTATCCTGATTTCAAGGACATTGAACCTTGGCCAGAGGATATTGTTAATATGTTCAAGGATGCACTAAAGGATAAACCTTTCTCTGAGATTAGTGCTATCCTTATGTATACTCAACAGTCGTCAAGGTTTGAACCCATTGCAGAGTTAATGCTTGGTATTGGTTTGGTAGAAATGAGACATTACGACAAGTTATCGGATTTCTTACAGAAAGCAGACCCTCATGAACAGGATTCTGTTATGGATATCTATCCTAAAGTGGAAATAGGTTTTTCTCCTGAAAGTGCTTTGAAGATTGCCTGGAACTCTGAGATAGAGACCATTGGCAATTATAAGAAAATTATGAATAGTCTAGCCTTATATAGTGAACGGGCTGATTATGATGATGTGATGCATTTGTTGAATAAGTTAATTGCCGATGAAGAACATCACATTAAGCTTATCAAGGAAGCTATGGGAGTAGATGATTCTACTAAGAAAGGTGTAACTGTAATTATCAAATGAGTAGGATAATTATACAGAATGGGAATATGTGCGAACTTGACTTACCTCTTAAGTTCGCACAGAAACTCTATGCAGAGTTTGCCATTCGTCATCCAAATGCTTTCTACTTACGTACAAGGCAAAGAGGTATGCAGAACTGGGATGGTAAAATTCATTACGTTAATAAGCATGGTGAATTTAAAATAGGTTTACTTCCTGCAGTATATGAAAAGTGTATTGAGTATGGAATTAAACCTAAAGTTGTAGATATGCGACAACCCTTACCTAAAGTCAATGAAGTTGTTACGAAGATAGGAGAATATAAATTAAGACCAGAACAAGAGAAGGCTGTTAAAGCAGTAATCAATAACAAGGTAGGTAAGGTACCTTTTCAGATTGGTGTTTTAGATTACACCGTTAATGCAGGTAAAACTCTTATCATGTCGTCTCTTTATTTATCCTATAAGAAGCAGTTAAAGACTTTGCTAATAACTAATGACTCTGACTGGTTGAATCAAGCTAGAGATGAATTTAAGAAATACCTACCAGGAGAACAGATTACATTTGTTCAAGGTAAAGTATTAAATTGGAGTAATTTTACCATTGGTATGGTTCAATCTATTTCTCGTAACATGAGATTCTATCAAAATGAATTGGCAAAGGTAGATATGGTTTTGGTAGATGAGGCTGACCAAGCAGGTAGTAAGCAATATCAAAATGTACTTACTCGTTTATTTAATACCAGAGTTCGTATAGGATTATCTGGTACCATTTATATGAGTAAGCTTGCCAAGGATAAAGTAAAGAATATGAATCTTGAGGTATTTTTTGGTAAAGTACTTGCGGAGTTTAAACTTAAGGATTCTATTAAGAAAGGTTATTCAACTCGTACAATTGTAAAGATGGTACCAAGTAAACCCTGGTATGGTAATTGGGAATCAGAAGAAGTATCTTATAAAGAAGTATATGATGATTCTATTACCTTCAATAAATATGCCAGAAAGATGGTTTATGACAGACTTAAATGGAATATTAAACAAGGTAGATATCCTGCACTCGTAGTATGTAAATTTATTGCACACTGTGAGAAATTATGCAAATACTTTAAAAAGAAGCTAGGAAGTAAATATAATATTGCCTGTGTGCATGTAGATACTCCTTCAAAGATAAGACAACAAATAATGAAAGATTTTAGGGAAGGCAAGATTGATATCCTGGTATCAACCACAATCATTGCTCGAGGTAAAAACTTCCCTAAGCTTAGGTATTTACTTAATGCTGCCAGTATGGATAGCCAAGAAAAATCTATTCAGTTCCTTGGTCGTTTGGTTAGAACTGATTCCTCAAAGAAAAAGGTTTACCTTGATGACTTACATTATCCAGGTCCTTATCTTAATAGGCATGGTAAACATAGGAAGCAGTATTATCAAAAACAAGAATTGAAAGTTATTCTGTTAGAGAAGATATGGAAGAATCATCCTATTCATTCTTTATGAGAATACCTTACTTAATCTGTTCTATTAAGTACTATGGATAATTACTTTTTCCGGTAGGAGGAAGTAATTAATCTAATAGAGGGACATAGGGCATTAATCATTAAATTAAAAGATATGGAATACTTACTACTAATACTAACAGTACTGGGAGTGATAATCGGAATACTTTATCTATATTCATCTCAGTATGATTATGATGTATACAAATACAAATGTCATCATTGCAAGAAGAAATTCAAAGAGAGCGAGATAAATGATTTAAGAGGTCCTTGGCATACTAAAGATTGGACTTGTCCTCATTGTAAATATCAAAATGTAACACTTAAGAGTTATGATTACTAAGTTATATAAGGAATTTATCGATAAGATACTTAGAATTGGAGAGGAACAAACTCCTCTCCATGTTTTTAACTGTACTACTCTGGTATGGGTATCAGATATACAATCAATCCAGGTAATGGCTAATGAATACAAGGTATATTTTGATTTATCTTTCTGTTCAGGACTGCAGGTTAGAGTACTAACTTATACTGACTCTCGTTACTCACAACACTTGGGTGATATCAGGAAACTATTTATAAATGCAATTGGACATTCCTACTTACCTCTGTATGAGTCGGAATTGAAGATTGGAGATTCAGTCATAAGACTAACAGAAAAAAAAATAGATGATTAATTATGGCAAAGAAAAAACAAATGCTTCCCGACTTAACCAAGCAGGATATCCTAACACCCTTGGATATCTCTCAATTGGGAAGTAATGGAGACCCATGCTTTGGTATTGGGTATGATTTATCCACTAAAGAATGTAAATTATGCGGAGACTCAGAACTGTGTGCATTCAAGATGTCCCAGAACTTGAACATTACAAGGAAAGAATTAGAACAGAAGAATCAATACAAAGATTTGGATGTATTAGAAGACACCGTTGGTATCAAGAAATTCATCCGAAGCTTGATTCGGAAAGGGAAAGACAGAAAAGAAATTATCTCAAAGACAGTTGAGAAATTCGAAGTACCTAAGAAACGTATTAGAGAACTTTATAAAGAATGCAATGGGAAAAGTAGGTAAGTTAAGAATGATATGGGCAATGTTTAAGTTATATCTTAATAACCCAAATTATTATGTACGGCAGGACGATGTTCTTGCTGATTTGTTTATGCAGGGTGAATATGACGTAGAAAGATTCTGTCATTCACTCGGAGTAACTCCTCAAAGAGGATTAACCTTTGGACAACTTTTAAAACAATGTAATATATTATGAACAGATTCAGATTTATTAAAGTAAGAGACGTAAAGACTCCATCGAGAGGTAATGCAGGTGATGCAGGTTTGGATTTCTATATCCCAAGAAACTTGGACCCTCAACAATTGATTCAAATCGAGGCAAATCAGTCTCCAAATAATTTTACCCCAGATTTTGTATTGGGAGTAAATATAACTACCAACTTCGTAACTGATATTCAAATCTACCCGGGAGGGAGAATCCTTATCCCATCAGGTATTAAACCTCTTATCGAACCTCAAGAGTCTATGCTCATGGCAGCTAATAAGTCTGGGCTTGCTTCTAAAAAAGGTCTTCTGTATACTGCAGAGATTGTAGATTCTCCTTATGTAGGAGAGATTCATATTGGTATAATCAATCTCAGTCGAGTAATACAGACTCTAAAGGTGGATGAGAAAGCAACCCAATTTATTCATGTACCAATCTATCTCACAGAACCCGAGGAGATTCAATCAGAAGAATTTTATTCTGAATCTCAAATGTGGGGAACAAGAGGTGAAGGTGGATTTAATTCAACAGGAAGTAAGTAATGGACATACGTAATATCAAGGAAATCGTACCTTCTTTAGAAGTAGGTACGTATTTACAAGCAATGTATTCTCTTTCGTTAGAACAATTAGACGGCTACCGGCAAATAGAAAAGCTACCCGATTACCCGGTTGATATCAATAATCATCAAAATCAGGTAGTTCTTAAGGATTTTATTGCCCGGGTTATCGAAGAACTAATGGAGGGTTATGAATCTACCTCTGAGGTAGTAAAGATATGCCACAAGTGGGGATGGAATATTGACCAGTTAACAGAGGATGAATATACTCAGGTACTCAACCATTTGCAGAATGCCAATGAAGAACAGGGAGATGCTCTGGGATTCCTATTCACTTTGTTCCACTTTGCAAATATACTACCAGAAGATATCTTCTCCTGGGGGACGTCTTACGTAGTCGATTACTCTGACTTCAAAGTAAAGGAATTGAAGGACGTAATTACACTGGGTATAGCCATGGTTACCGAAGGTAGTATTGGTTTAGTTAATCGGTTTAATATGATTGATGAAGACCATGAATCAGTAAAAGATTATACTCCTGGGTTTAATACCTTAAGTGAAGCATCTCACGAAGAAGAGAAGGTATTATTATTCAACGTAGTATATGAATTGAATATTGCAAGGAATCTTCTTAAGTGTAGACCTTGGAAACAAACCCAGGTAATGACTAAGGAATTAGATTTTCAGTATTCTTTGGTAAAAGCTTTCTACCTATATATGGGATTCTTGGGATTACAAGGGTTTTCAGATGAATCAATCTACAGGTTATTCTTTAAGAAACAAAGACTTAACCTCTGGAGACAAAAAACAAATTACTGATGAGTGGATGGAATAGAAAATTAGAGGGTCTTCAATCTAATACGGAGGAGACCCTCCACTCTTTGGAGTTTGCTACTTCACAAGAGGCATGGGAGAAATTGAACGAGGCTTTCTTAAGATTAGACTCCGTTCTTTTTGATAAGGGTGCTACTGCAAACAGTGGAGTTGCAGTAGCATACAATGTGTTTATAAAAATACGTAAAGCATGGGTAGACCCAGACTTTGATTATGGCAGGTGTTTTAATTACAAAGAAACTAAGTGGACGAGCTTATTGAATAATTATATCGATTTTAATAAGTTAGACCTCTTACGTAGCAAATTAAGAATCCTGAAGAACAAATATAATCAGAATTACAATGTTACGTATATGTTCAATAATCACCATGATAACGGTAAACAATGTTTAATTGCTGCAACTTTTTCCAAGAGATTTCAGGAGGACATCCCAGTTATTACAATGGTAATCAGAGCATCAGAGATTACAAAGAGGTTAATATTCGACTTCCTATTAATTCAACGGATGGCCGAATATGTGTATGGGCCGGACCAGTCAGTACAAATCAACCTATTTGCGACTCAAATGTATGGGAATGTAGAGACACTCTTAATGTACTCGGCTTATAAACCTCTTAAGAAAGTAATTAAGGGTATAGATAATCCTTGGACTAAAAGAGTTAAAGAAGTTTATAAGAAAATCCAAAATGGTACAGAAAAGGAATGGTCTTCATTTAAGGTATTCTTTAGGAGTTTTAAAGTACTTCGTCCGGACTTATATGAATACCAAACTTTGTTAGCAAAGGACTTGCTATTAGAATATGAAGATATAGAATATCCAGAAAATGTGATATCCTATTCTCAACGTAAAGCATATAAGAAGAAACTTTTAAAGAAACAGAAGAATGAGAATCTACAGTAATTCTTTTGAGTTAATGTCAGAACTTGGCAGAGAACTCAACAGTTACGGTCAAACTGTAAAACCAAAGACCTATCAGAATAAAGTAATTGAAGGTAATGAGGAATTTGAGACAAAGGAACTCATTTGCCAACAATATTGCTTAACTTCACTCGGAGACCCGGTATGGTTATTTGTATTCTCGCATTCAAAAGAATGGGCAGATGCTGAGTTTGAGGAAAGAATTGGTTGGTACGAATTAAATCCGGGTAAAGCTTGGGAACTGAGAAAAGATTTATGGGAACAGTTCTTGGTGAATGGTAGATTTGATTATACTTATCCAGAACGTATTTGGAATCAATTATATCTGTATGGTAGTACATCATTCAATTGTGATTCTGCCATGCAATCTGTTATCGAACTCCTTAAAAGGGATAATGATACTCGTAAGGCAGTACTCCCTATATTTCATGGTACAGACTTAAGATTCCTTGATGGAAGTAAACGTATTCCCTGCTCTATGTATTATGATTTCCTTATTCGTCAGAATGGTAAAGGAGAGAAGGTATTACATATTTGTTATCACCAAAGGAGTTCAGATTTTGTTACTCATTTTGGTAATGATGTATACCTTGCATGGAGACTTATGGAATATGTAGCTAAAGAGGTTGGAGTTAAACCCGGTTACTTATACCATACAATTGATTCTCTTCATTCTTATAAAAAAGATTGGAAATACCTGAATACCAATCTTGAAGATTTACAGGACTCATTCTAACATTAGAGGGATGTATCTACTACATGTAGGTATGTCCCTCTTTCTATTTATTAATATGGAAACAAGATATAAGATAATTAAGAACAAAAGAGAACTCAAGAAACTAATTGCTTGTTGTAAAGCAACTGGTTATGCTTGCTGTGACTACGAAACTAATGCTGAACCAATCTATAATAAAAGTTTCAAGCCAACTATTCTATCAGTATCTTGGATGCCAGGGTTTGGTGCTTCTATTCCATTAGACCATTTCCAAACAAAAGAATATACTTCACCGGGATGGAACTGGAAGAAAATGTTAAGGAAATTTGGGGAAGAGATTATTGAGAATTATGATATTGTAAAGGTTGCATGGAACTGGAAATTTGATGACCAGATTAATCAAAAGTATCATATCTATTATAGAGGTACATGCTTAGATGGTATGCTTGCAAAATATGTTCTCAATGAGGAAAAACCTCATGGGTTAAAGGATATGGTTAGAAGATATTTACCAGAATACGGTGATTATGAAAAGCAAGATAAATTTGATAAGATACCTTGGGATAAAAAAGAATTAGACCCATTATGCAAATATGGTTGTCAAGATACAGACTTTACGTTACGATTAATGATATTCTTTGAGAAGAAGTTAATTGACTTGAAGATGTATTCGGTATTTCGTAATTTATTTATGTGTAATTCCCGGGTATTAACTTCGGTAGAGAAAGAGGGGTTATACCTTGATACGGAATTTAATCAGAAATTGCTTGAGGAATATAAACCAAAGATAGATGCTGCTAGACAAGCAATCTATGATTTACCAAGGGTAAAGAAGTTTACCAAGAAATATAATCAAGATAAAATAGAAAGGTATATCGAATCTATTGAGGCTGAACTTGAAGAGTTAGATTATAATGACCCAAAAGATAAACGTAAGATTGATTCAAGGGAACAAAAGATATCAAACATTCGTGCAGGTATATTCACTACAAAGAAAGAGCAAGAACTTATAAGACCTCTTAATCTTGGTAGTCCAGTTGATTTACCCCAACTTATGTATTCAGATTCTGGTTTTAAATTTCCAGTAATTAAAAATAATGAATCAGGTAAGCCAAGTACGGATGAAGATACACTAGTTGAATTAAGGTTAACCGTAAAAGACCCAGAATCCCCAAAAGCAATATTCCTTGATAAGCTACTTGAATTAAGAGGTTTACAGAAAATGTATACTACTTATATTGAGGGTTGGCATGAAAAAGTCCAAGATGATTCTCGATTACACGGTAGATATAATATACATGGTACTGATTCTAATCGATTCAGTTCTGCTGACCCAAATATGCAGCAAATACCAAAAACCTCTGTAGACCCAAATATCAAGAAACAGTTGGTTGCTCCTCCCGGTTATTTATATATGGCATTCGACTATTCTCAGGCAGAGCTAAGAATGATGGCTCATCTATCAGGAGACGAAACATATCTGGAAGCATTTGCTAAGGGAGTAGACCCTCACCTTGGTATAGCAGCAGCAAAATATGGTGTATCAATCGAAGAAGCAAGTAAAGCCTATGAAGATGAAACACATCCAGATTATAAACTATGGAAGGTAAGGAGAAAGCAAGCTAAACAGATTGCATTTGGACTTATTTATGGAATTGGTAATAAATTGCTAGCAGTTAAACTATCTGACCCAAAAGCAGGTATTATAGTTACACCAGAAGAAGCAGCAAAGGAAATGGAAGTATTCTTTGGTCAACATCCTAAAATTAGGAAGTTTAAAGAGAAACAAGAGAAATTCCTTCGTAAGCATGGGTATTATACACAGTTATTTGGTACTAAACGAAGACTCCCACAGATATATTCAAATGATAAGCAAGAAGTTGCTTATGCAATTCGTTTAGGTCTTAATTTCCCATGTCAAGGTGCTGCAGCAAATATGACCAATTTTGGAGCTATCCTTGTTTATTGGTTAATGAGACAAGGTAAATTACCCATGATGAAAGAAGCTTGTACAGTACATGATGCTGTATATATGTATTCTAAACCTCAAGATATTAATACATGGACTGTATATACAATCTGGAATATTCTACGTAATCCAAGTACAAAGAGATATTTCGGATTTCAAGTTGATGATGTTGATATGGATATGGATTTTACCATTGGTAGAACTATGGCAGAGGAATTACCATTTATTCCTGGGTATGATTATAATAAGATGTTACAACCAGATTTCTCAGTAGAGGAATATATGGCTGAACATAAGAAATATAAACATATCCACATTAAGCAATTTAAAGAGAGATTTAATAAACAAATGAAGGATTATGAAAAAGATTTTGAATGGACCCACGGTATGGCGAGCTAAATGTCCTTACTGTGATTGTGAATTTGAATATGACTACTCAGAAGTAGATTCATCCACTTTTACTGATTGCAAATTAGTTAAGTGCCCAGGTTGTAATAGGTATCTTCATCATAAAGAAAATCCAAAATCACCTACAGAAGTGAAGAAAGAGGATACTATGACAACATAAATAATAAAATATTATAAACTATGGCAACTGAAGAACAAATAATGAATACAAATAGGCTATCATCCTTAACCTATATGATATCGGCCTGCTTAGAGTTCTCTATTCAAAACCTCAATCGTCAATTAGATTTATGTAATTTGAGATTAGTCGGTAGAGATAAAATGGTATTCAACCGAGTTAGGTCTCAGATAGAGCAACTTCAATCAAATCTCAAATTATTAGAAGATTTGGCATTTGGTGTAATGAAGGATGAAGATGCAAGGTTAGCTTATGAAGATGCTACTCATATTTATTGGGCTCTGTTTATGACTCTAGTAGATAGAGGAGGAACAGATAACCTATGTGACTTAAGATTCAAGGCTTTAATTGATATAATTGGTAAGTATGAATCTATTCTTCACTTGCCTGGTTTAGATACTGCCTATCACTGTGCATTTGCTCAGGTATCTAAAGCAATTCAAGAAGGTAAATATTCAAAAGAGGATTTTAAGAATTTATTGAAAGTACATGAAAACAGAACTGAAGAAACTAAGGGTTAAATTCGAAGGTAATATCATAACCATAGATATTGCTAAGGAATTATCCATTAATGAAAATATCATTAATTCTCAGTTAAGGGAATCTCCCACTAGTTATTATATACTTTGCTCATTAAGAGATAAGTATATTAAAGAAAGGGATGCTCTAGCAAGAGAAAAGGATGAAGCTTATTCTGCTGCTTGGATATTTATTAAAGAATCTAATGAAAGGTTCAATAATGACTACGTTGCTCATAAGGCTAATATATCTCCAAAGTATAAGTCGATATATCAACGATATTTGAAAGCAGTAGAAAAGGCTAACAAGTATATTTCAATATGTAGAGCATACGAGAGTCGGGAGAATATCTTGAGAACTATTAATGCCAACATGAGGAAGCAACAATAATAACTATAAGTAATTACTAACTTTTAAAAACGAATTAGAATATGAATTATTCATTAACTTTCATCTCTGCTATGGTAGCAGATCAGTTTGACAAACAATTACCAGGATGTCCAACTGAAAACAGGGTTCTTATCTTATCACCAAAAGAAGTAAACCAAACTCGTTCTGGGCTTATTATCCCGGAACAAGTAAAAGAGGGAGTTCCTCGTAAGGGAGTTATAGTTAAACTCGGGGAGATTACCGAAGAATACAGAACTTACCGGGACCTGGTGCAAATAGGTAGAATAGTTACCTATGGTTTGTATGCAGGCAAGGAAATGGAATTTGAAACAGATAAGCTTACTCCTGGCTTACAACAACTTTTGGAAAAGAACACTTTAACGGTGTTAAGTATGAATGAGGTAATCTACTCAGAACCAAATAATAACGATTGATATGGCACTTGACAAAAAGAAAAAAAAGAAAGTTTCATCAGATGGACTTTCTACAAAAGAAAAGATGCTGGCTAGAAAGAAACAGCTAGAATCTAAGGGAAACGGCAATGGGTTGGTATTCCCTAAAGAAGGTACTTTACGAATGAGAATTAAATCTCCTGGTGATGACCAAGAATTGGGAATCGAAATTGTTCAGTTCTATCTTGGAGGTAATTTGGGGGGAGTAATATCTCCGGCTACTTTTGATGAACCATGTCCTTTCATGGAAAAATACCAGGAATTGAAAAACTCAAAGGATGAGGATGACAAGGAACTTGCAAAAACCCTTGTACCAAGAAGAAGATATGTTATCGGTGGTCTGGTATATGCAGATGAAAAGGGAACTAAATTCGATTACGAAGGTAAAGATAAGGGAGTTCTAGTTCCACGCTCTGTTTATCAAGATATTATCGACTTATACCTTGATGAGGATGAAGCTGGTGATATGACAGACCCAAGAAATGGGTATGATATCAAAATTATTCGTTCTGGTTCTGGTAAGCTTGATACAACTTATTCTGCTCGTGCTTGTAAACCAACTAAATTGGATAAGAAATATCAAGGTACTGTAGACCTTGAAGGTATAGTTCGTTCTCAAATCAAATCATATGATGAACTGGAAGAACTTCTTGCTAAGTTCTTGAATGAAGACCATGGAGGAGACGATGACGAGGATGACAAACCAAAGAAAAAGGCAAAAAAGAAAGGGATTCACAGAGACCATTATATGGAGGATGATGAACCCAAAAAGAAAAAGAAGAAACGTTACAAATCAGATATTTAAAGGTTAGTTAAACATATGGTTTCATTCGAAGGTGGTAATTAGATTCGTTCAGTTATCACCTTCTTTAGTCTAAATACATTACATTATGGTATCAAAAGAATATTGGGCAAACTTATCGGATGAAGATAAGTCAAAGATTATAAGAAGATTTTGTGAAATTAATGATATTGGGCCAGACTTTGATTATGCAAAGGTGAGGGATTTTTCTGAAAGGGTTAAACAGAAATATAAAGAATCTGGAATATACAGAAATAATCAATTTTGGGAACATCCTGTTTTAATATTGGAATTGGTAGACCCTCTTATGGCAGAAATGATATTATCATGGATGTATGCCAAAGTAGAATTACCCAATGGGGAGAGGTCTGAAGTACCCTTCATGGGATATCACATAGTAGAACTTGTATTCGACAAGGGTAGTCTCATGAAGTTTACCGATGAAGAGAAAAACGTATTGAATCAGGCAATGAATATTTTAAAATCAAGAGGAATTTAATATGGCAAAGAAAACTAAGGTTGGTTTAAAGGTACCAACAAAAAATGAGATATTAAAGAAATATGGTAGTATCATGAGATTGGCTTCAGATACAGTAGAATCAAACTTATGGTTACCCTCTACTTTCTTTGCTCTCAATTATACCTTTGGTGGTGGTATACCATTTGGTAAAGTACTCGAAGTAGCTGGAGAAGAATCTTCTGGTAAATCCCTTATTGCATATAATTTTGCATATACCTGTCAACAACTCGGTGGGCATGTTATATGGGTAGATGCTGAACAATCTTGGATGAACTCTTGGGCAGAAGCAAATGGGGTAGACCCAGAAAAAGTTACAGTATTAACCGATACCCGAATTGAATATATTTCTGACGCAGTAGCAGATTTAGCAATTTACTTACGTTCTCAATTAACTAATAATGAACCGATTCTCTTAGTGATAGATTCTATTGCTGCTATGGATTGTGCAGATAACATAGATTCTAAAATGGTAGAGGGTAAGGCTGAAATGGGAGGTAGAGCAAAAGCTCTTTACAAATACTTCCGTATCAGAAGTGAATTATTCTATAGACTAGGAGTTACACAGATTTACATTAACCAATTAAGAACTGCTTTAAATGTCGGATTTGGAAAAGATAACACAACTACTACAGGAGGTGCAGCACTTAAGTTCTACGCTTCAATCAGAGCTGCCTTTTACTCAGGCAAGTCTATCACTGTTAAACAGAAAGGTAAAGAACGGAAAGCTGGTAAATTGGTCACAATCCGACTTATTAAAAATAAAGTTGCTCCTCCAAGACCTACAATCAGTAAGTGCCCAGTTTACTTCAATCCTAAGTTCCATGAAGTAGGTTTTGATAGATGCTATGCTCTTGAGGATGTATTGGTAGAAAATGATATCATAGAAAAATCTTCAGGTGGAGTATATAAGTTCAAAGGAAAAACTCTTGCAAGAGGTGAAGAGAAATTCCAAAAGCTTTTGGAAGAGGATGATGAACTTCGTCGTAAACTATTAAAGAAGGCTGAGATAAATACTATCGGTACAACTAGAAAGAAGATAGTAGCATTGACTACTAATTTATATCCAGTAGATGGGGTAGAATATGAATCATTTAACGAGTCAGATGACGAGGAGGAAGACGATGAGTAAGAAAACAGTATTATTGATTGATGGAGAGAACATTCTCCATCAATCTTTTCACAAGTTCGAGAAACTTAAATCCACAGACGGTAAACCAAGTGGAGCAATATTTGGATTTTTCAAATCACTTCACATGTATCTTACAAGGTTTGAACCAAACGAAGTAGTTATAACCTTTGATAATGGTCATTCACCAGTAAGGGATAAGTTATTGCCTAACTATAAGGGACACAGAAAAAATATATCGGTTGATTATGAATCCTTGCAAATACAAAAGGCAATCATAATGAAGCTATTAGGTATGCTAAGAATTTCTTATATATTTGATAAAAGGAATAAAACTCAATATGAGGGAGATGATTTCTTAGCATACCTAATTATTAATACTTATCGTTCAGATAATGTAATCTTGGTATCATCAGATAAGGATTTTAATCAACTTCTAAACAAGAACGTTAGGATATTAAATCCAAGAAAGGATGAAGTTATTCGAATGGGTAATTGTAAAGAGTTATTTGGTTATCATTCACATGAGACCGTTGAATACCTTGCAATGGTGGGTGATACTTCCGATGATATTCCAGGTTTTAAGGGTATAGGTCCAGTAACTGCAAGAAAGATATTAGATGAGTATAAATCAATCTACAAATATCTGGAAGCTAAACCTAATAAAGAGTACCAAGAAGCTTGGGAAAGGAATCGTAAGTTGATTGATTTATTCTGGTTTGTAGGTAATGTCCCTTTAGATAAGATACCTCTCAAGAGAAAGAAGACTTTCAACTATGATAAATTTAGGAAACTGTGCATAGAGTATTCTCTTGCTTCGTTCCTAACTAAAGAATTTATTAAACCATTTAAAGAGTTATCCGAATGAAAATAATGTTTGCAGGTGCAAGTGGAGTTGGGAAAACCACTTTAGCAAAAGAAGTTCCCGGGATGATTAAGTTTGATGTAACAGAATACCCTCCAGTATTGGATTTTATATCTGGTAGTGTATCAGACTTAATACCTAAAACAAAGGATATGTCTCATAAAGAGATGTTAGAAAGGGATTCAAAGGATTTGTTACTCGAAGATTTTCAGGTAATGAACCTAAGAAACAAAATGTTCAGAGATAGGGATAGATTTGTTACAGATAGAAGCTATCTTGATTTAGCTGCCTATTTCTATTACAAGCAAGCCAAGAATGTTCCTAAATGTGAAATGGAACACTTTTTCGAAACTTGCAAGATGTTACTCAATCAACAATGTACTCATCTTATCCTATTAGACTTTACTACTGCCATGGTAAAGGAATGGGTTATGGAAGATAATGGTAAACGAATAGATAACAATTACTTCCAGTTCTTAATATCTTCTATAATGGATAACGTATTGAACTTGTGGGGATTCTTACCAACTAAGGAAATATCTTCTATATATAAGAATATATTTAAGAATCAACTTTTGGAATATGGTGCAACAGAAGGAGTAATCAAATCCCTGTATGGTGAAACTAAAGTTCTCTGTATAAGAGAAGCTAATTTGGATATTCGTAAGAAACTTATTATTGATTTTCTTCATGAGTAAGGAAGTAGTATTTATAGCATTCTCGGATTTGCACATAAATCTATGGGCAAAATTCAATGAGAACAACAATAGGACCTTGAATAGTATCAAGGTCCTTGACGTTATTGCAGGTCAATGTGAAAAGTACAAATGTCCTGCTTTGTTTTGTGGAGATTTATTTCATAAGCCAGAATCAATTGACCAAGATTTAGCAATATTCGTTGCTGAACAATTTGATAGGTTAGAGAGTAACTACCCAAAATTCAAAATGATTTATATAGACGGGAATCACGATTTGAAATCTGTAAATCGTATTGATAGGATAACTAAGGGATGGCCTTTTGTATTTCATAAGAATTTTATGAGCTGTGTTAATCTAACTAGAATCAAATGGTGTTCTTATGGAGATTACCACATTTATGGGGTTCCTTACATTGATAATAATGTGGGTCTAAGTGAATATCTTAAGAAACTCAAATTAGATAAGAATGTAAAGAACATACTTCTTCTTCATACTGACTATCCTGGAGCAAAGGATACCGACGGTAGGGAAGTTGATTCTGTAGAAAATCTCAATGTAAATATCTTGAATCGATTTGATTTGGTATTATGTGGTCATATACATAAACCTCAAAGACTATCAAAGAAGGTTTATATGATAGGTGCACCTAATCATCAAAGGCGAACCGATAGAGGTTGTAAGTTAGGATATTGGAAGATTTATTCAGACTTATCAATGCAATTCGTACACCTTAAGCAATTCCCTAAATTCGTAGATGTAGAATCCGAAGAGGGTATTAAGGATGATGGCAATTATTATACCGTTTTACCTAAGAAAACTAGTAACTTAGTAAATACTAACCATAAAATTACTAAGCAACTTTCTAAGAAAGCTCTAGCAAGGAAGTATCTTAAGGAAAAAGGTATAACTGAACAAGATAAGAAAGAACTACTGATTGACATACTTAAAAAAGCTGAATCATGTTAACATTTACAACAATGAACGTAGTAGGATTCTGTTCAATAGAAAACCTACATATACCTTTAAACCCAAGTTGTACCATACTTATCAAGGCACCGAATGGTAAAGGTAAATCAACTATCTTATCGGCATTGGTATGGGCAATATATGGTAAAAACCTAAAAGGAGTATCAGAAGTAACTACCTGGGAAAAGGTAAGACCTAAAGATTACCAGGGAGTAATGGTAGAGGTATTCTTTCAAAAAGGAGAACATATCTATAAAATTATCAGATGCCAGAAATGCAATATAGTTCTTGAGGATGGAGCTAAAGGTAAAGATAGGCTTATCCTTATGAAAGACAACGAGGTAGTGAATGTAAAGGGTAAGAATAAACTCCAAGATGCCATTAATGCAGAACTTGGTTTATCCTATACTCTATTCATGAACTCCATTATGTTTGGGCAGGGTATTAAAAGATTGATACAAGAATCTAATTCAGATAAGAAGAAGATATTCGAAGAAGTATTTGATTTAGAATTTCTTAACATTGCCAAAGGTATAGCTATGCAGGATAAAAATAACCTATTAGCTCAGGCAAACGAAGTAGAACACCAATCTGCTTTATTAAAGAAAGAACTTGAAGCAAATAAGGAAGCTTACTTTGATTTACGTGATAGAGAGAAAGGTTTCAAAGAAAAAATAAAGTCAGAACGTAGAGAATTAAAGAAAGATAGGGAAGACCTAACTAAGCAACTTATTAAAAAACAGCAACAACTTAAGGACGAGGTAGAGCAGAGTCTTAGGATTAAGATTAAGAAACATACTGATTATGTAGATGGTCTTAAATCTAAAATAAAACACAACCGTAATATTTCAGGAGTATCATTACCGGATTTTGTAAAGAAACTCAAGATACAGTTAGATAAAGGCCACTACAAACGTGCTAAAGAGAGCGTAGATATTATCTATAAAGCAATTATAAACTCAGACAAACTACAAGAAGAATATGAGGATGCTCTGGGTAGATTGGATGAGTTGAGAACTACGAATGAGAAGTATAAGAGACTTCAAAAAGAATGCGATGATATTGCTTCTGATATTGCTGATATTGACGAGGAGTTGGAAAAGCTCAAACAAGAGAAACTTAAGGTTATGTCTCCTAAATATAAAGAGAAACTTAAAGAGATTAGAAAAACTCTTCGTAAGGTAGATGAGGATTACCACAATAAAGAGTTGGAGTTAGAAAACTACAATTGGTTAATCAATGACCCTCTCGGTAACAACGGAATAAAGGCTTACTTATTCGATTCATCACTGGATATGTTAAATAGAACCCTTGATAAATACTCTCAAGTATTGGGATTTAGGATTGAATTTAACATAGACCTGGGTACTGCTAGAAAAGAATTTTTTACTTTAATTGAAAAAGATGGGCAAATTATTGATTACGATGAACTTAGCGGTGGAGAAAAACAATTGGTAAATGTGGCAATGGCATTTGCAATGAATGAATCTCTTACAATGTCTAAGGGTATAAACCTTGCCTTTTTGGATGAGGTATTCGAATCATTAAGCTCTGATAATGTAGAAGTAGTAACCTCTTTAATCAGACATACTTTTGCAGATAAAACCCTATTCTTAATTACTCATTTAGATTCTCTTCCTCTATCAAATACGAAAATCCTGCAAGTCGAAAAAGTCAATGGCCTAAGTAGTTATAATTTACTATAATGTTATAACTACAAGACATTAACCTATGAACTCAAAAAATAAAGGAAACAGATTTGAAAGAAAAATAGGAGCCTGGTTTACTCAGTGGACTGGGTTCAAATTTGAAAGGAATCGGGCAGGTTCAGGAGCTTGGCATTCTAATAAGGATGCCACTTCTGATTTAACCTGTACAGATGAAAAACATGCTCATCGCTGTAAGATATCTATCGAATGTAAAAATTACAAAGATATCAAATTCGAACATGTACTGCTTGGAAACAAAACTTGTGATATCCTAAGATTTTGGGAACAAGCAAGTAAGGATGCTAAAAGGGCAAATAAACTCCCCATATTATGTATGAGGTATAACTCTATGCCTGCAAATGAATTTTTCTTTGTAGTAGAAGGGGGACCTGGTACTCTGGGAGATTTTATATGGGTACAATCTAAAAAACCCAGTATGTCAATCAGTACTTCAGTTAATCTTTATGTATTTCTTGCAAGTGATATTCTGGAGAATGTTAATTATAAGCAAGTACATAAGCAAGCTAAGTTAATCATTAAAAAGAAATAATATGAAACGTATCCCTTATTCTTATTGTATTTTCTACATAGAACGAAAGTATTATCAGAACATTAATAAAGAACTTAAAGAAAAGGGATATAAAAAAGTACGTGCCATTATCCCCACGATAAACGTTTTAAAGAAAACCGCAAAGGGTAAGATGATATTCGAAGAAGTACCTATCTTATTCAATTATGGTTTTATCAAGATGCCTACAGAGTTAGCGTACTCTAGACCTTTTCTAAACAAACTGAAGAGAAGTATATCAGGTATAAGAACTTGGTTAAAGTCTACAGAGACTCTTCATGAAAGAAAGAAGAAAGCTAGAATAGATAATTCTGAAGACTTTGATGATTTCTCATTGGTAGCTACATGTACCAGAAAGGATGTTAAAAGGTTTAAGAGGATGGCAAAAGAAGGAAAGAAATATTCTGTAGACGATTTGATGAATGTTAAGATAGGCGATTACTTAGTACTCAAAGGTTATCCTTACGAAGGGATAGATGCTACGGTATTAGGTATAGACCACATAAATAAAATGGTACAACTTCTTTTATATCCGGAAATGGGTAAAATGGAAATATGGTTACCCTTTGATAACGTAATCTATAGCGTGTACCAGAATTATGACCCAGATAAGTTATATGCTAACTCCCAAGATTATGACCCAAATGAGATAACAAGTGAATCAATAGATAGAATAATGGATTTTAGGAGGAATTAATATGAACGATGCTCAGAAGAAAGCTTGGGACTGCTTAAACGAAATAGAGAGGCAGTCTTTATTCCTTCAGTTATCAGAAAGCAAATCCTCATGGGAAGCTGGTGAAATTTTAAAGTTGTCACATTACAAGTATTTAGAAATCAGAGAAAGGTCAGAAAAGTTCTTCAGATTATTCTCTGATTTTTTCGAGTTACACACTTCTATTTTTCGACCTGACTGCCCTTGCGAACGAAGCTTTTGTGATTTTATTGAAGGATGTATTGAAAAGAGATTAACAAGGAAAGAAGCTAGTCTATATACTGGAGACTCTTCTAACTTACTCTCAAAGGTAAGCAATAGTAATATCGAAAGAAATATGAAAAGACTCAAAGAATCAGAAGACCCCTGGGACTTAGATTCAATGAGGTTAATTCTAGAGTTCGATAGGTGGAATAACTTTAGGATTCTACCAAGAATGCTACAACAGCCTTCTGCATTTAAAAGGCGGTTGAATAAGAAGGACAAGATATACATTAAATACCTTTTAAACCGAGTACCAGAATGGATGCACACAAAACTGAAAGAAAGGTTTAGATATAAAGTAAAACCCGGAAAAAAGAAATACTGGGTATGCTTAATATCAGAAGAATTATATACAGATGGATATCTATTAATGCCAGTAAGACCTTTAGATGAGGTAGTTAGTGAATTTAGTAGATTCTATATGTATGTATTCGAAAAGAAAGATGATGCAGATACATTTGGATTTATGGTATCCAAGTTTATGATTAAAACAGTTGATGTAAAATTAGGACAACGCTTCTGGCCTGAGTACAGATGCTGCGTGGAAAAAGCAGTTAACTATAATCAAGTGAATAATATAGAATTCAGTATTAAGAAACTTGATATGGCCTTCAATGCTGATAAGGTTAAAAAGAAAAGGAAGAAAAAGCCTAAATCAACGGCTGCTGAACGCATATCAGATACCTCAGCTTTTTATAAAAATAAGTAGAAATATTTCTTTATATAAATAAAAAGTATTATATTTGCAACAAATTAAAATAAAAGATATGAGAAAGAACAAAAAGAATAAACCAGCACCCTCAAAAGAAAAAGCCAGTTTCCTTGGTTCAGCCGGGAGGAATATGACTTACAGGGATTTAAAAAGAAAAGCCATAGTATTGGGTATGCCTTTCCCTGATGCATGTGCTGCTGGAGTTTTCGATTTAATTGGTTATATCGAAAGGTCAACTAATAAACCAGACAAATCATTGATTGACCAATATGATGATTGGATGGATAAACAATTAGAGAATATAGGTTATTCAAAAGATGACCCTCTAAGGAATTCAAAATTAAGGCTTGGGTTTCTTGGAGAAGAAGGAGAAAATGGGCAAAGGAAATCAAAAAGGGTTCCAGGAATAAAAAAACCCAGAGAAAAGAAACCACCAAGAGAAAGGGATGAATTCAATCTCATCAAGGGAACTAAGAAATCCTATGTATGGTCATTGGTTGCAAAGGGTTATGATTTAGAAAGAGTAACTAGAAGGATGAAAAAGAAGTTCCCAGATGCAAATGATAAATCGATAACACTTTGGTTTAGAACTGCAAGGAGGACTACGAGTAATGGTAAAGCTAAAGGAAAGTAGTAGGGAACCAATCCGAAAAGATAGATATTATATATGGACATGGAGACCAGATACCACCAACAAACGTATTACCGAAAAAAGTTTATATCGGAAACACTTAACCGGTATACCTTATTTCACAAGGTATCAAATAAAAAAGACTTTGGTTTATATGTACGGAGTAGATGTTCTTCAATATATTCATATCATATCAGGCAGGAAATTACTTAGGCAAGGGATAAGAATACTTCAAGATATGAATGGTCTAAGACATAAATCTGGTTCTACTAAATTCTGGTATAAAGGGAGATTAGTAAAAGCCAGGAAGTTTATTATCCCGGATGAATATAAAATTGATAAACACAGAAGACGAAGGTTCATGGTTCAAATGCACCGGGTCTTTAAATCAAAAGGAAAGAAGGTATTCAATGAAAGGTACTCACAAAAATTGTATGGACAACGGGAAGGCATATCTTCCAAGTATATCCGGAAGAAGAGAATACAAATCCATTCTGCTATCTTACAGGATTTACAACAGGCTGAGTCAAGAGGAAAAGCATAAATATAATATTTTTTCTTTACAATATCCACCATTGGTATGTTCCTTGGCCTTGTATCTAAGAAAGAAATTAGATATCCCGATACAGAAAGTACTATTTATCAAAGCACAAAGGGATATGCTTAATATCTTTTATGATGAATCTTTAAATCATTTGGGATGGCAACCAAAAGAAAGGTTCTTAGTAAAAGCTTTAAGATTTCAGGGATTCACTCCTGTAAGCAAATATAGGATGAGAAGTAAATATGCCTACATTATGACAAACAGGATGCTAGAAAATGAATATTGGGTATTTCCCATGAGATTAGCTGATAACTATAAATCAATGCAAAATCCAAAATACAAATTCTATACCGAAGTATTTGGTAAGGTGGGTATTCCTGGAATAATTAAAATTAAATACAGCAATGAAAACTAAAAACCCAGTACCGGAAGTAAAGGTACATAAACAATTAAATCCGTTCATGGGTAAATCTTTTAAGGTTAATACCTATAATGACCAAGATGAAGTTATCGATACAGAAGATGTAAAGATAGAATCTCAAGAAGAACTAAAGACCGTAATTGATGAGGTAAAACAATATAATATTGCATTTGCTTATCTTACGGGAAGCGAAAGAAAATACAAGAAACTTATAACAGAGTGATATAACTATTGATTATTAACATTTAAACATTTACGAAAATGGCTAAGAAAAAAGAAACCAAAAAGGTAGAGTTAAAGGAAGTATCTCGCAAAGAGATTAATGGTGCAATCATCATTACTTACGAAGATGGCTCAGTAAAAATTATCCCGGCTCCTATCATGTTGTCTGCCGAAGAAGCAAAAGAATTCTTTGCTTCAGAAGAGGAAGATGATGACGACGATGAGGACGATGACGAAGATTCCGATGAGGATGATGACGATGAGGACTCTGATGAAGAAGATGAAGATGACGAGGATGATGAAGACTCGGACGACGATGAAGATGAGGA